TATGAGTTGGAATGATTTATCCATGAAAGATAAAGCCTCTTATATAAGGATGGGAGTTGAAAATGGTATTACAGATTTAGATACAATTAGAGAGGTTTATAATAAATTTGCTGAGGGAGGAAAGATAGGCCCAACCTATAATAAACAGAAAAAAAGATGGTTTAATTCTCGTGGTCAACAGTTACTATTAGGTAGGGGTTATTGGAGTGAAGGGGCTGAAAGATATGTACAATATAATTCAGATGGTACAGTAACAAAATTCACAAAAGAACAGTGGGATAATAAATTAAATGATAATCCAGGAACTTGGAGACAATTACCAGATTATGATAAGACTAAAGTAGGTCAACTTATAAATTTTGTAGAGAATAAAGATAGTATAGGTTTTGATAAAAATACAAGAAGGTGGTATAGACCTACTAAGCCTGGGTATGACAGGAATAACTTAGGCATGGGTGTGGATATAAATAAGAATCCCCTCATACAAGGAAAAGTAAAAAAAGATTCTAAAGGAAGAGAATATATTACAGAGGAAGATGAAAGAGAAGCAAGGTATAAATCTATACAAGATGCTTCTAGAGTTTATGAAAACAATAGATTACCACATCTTTTTGAAACACTCAATACTAATGAAACCCCATCAAATGATGTAAGAAATCATATTATAAGTGCTATTTATAATATGGGAAGTGGCAGAGTGTCTAATACACTATTTAGCAATAAAGAAGATATGAAAGCTATGTATGGTTCTCCATTCTCTTTTATAAAAGACAATATAGGAAAATATTATAATCAATATGGTATTGGGTCTAGAATAAATAATGAATTAAAGTTTTATGAATCTAATAAAAAGTCTTTAGGAGGTAACTTGTATGGAAATGGAGGTAACAAGTCTAGATATAAGTCATCAAGCAATATTAGAAAACAAATATCTACTTGGGAAGGAGCAACTATGAAAACAAATACTCCATTTGAGAAAATGGATACTATGTTTAATCAAGTACTCCCAGCAGGAGCTTTAGACAAACTAAGTCAAAAGCAATTAGATGGATTATATAGTTTTGCTTATAATGTTGGAACAGGAAGATTTAAGACAAGAACTGCTCCTACATTAAGTAAATATTTAGCAGGACAAGCAACTCTTCAAGATGTACAAAATACTATGTGGGCTGCTAAAGATAGTAAACTTAGAGGATTAGCTAATAGAAGAAAGAAAGAGAGGTCTATGCTTGGGGATTATGTTCCTGTACAAGAGACTATTTCAATGACTACTCCTTTAGATATAACTCCAGCAGTTCAACCTATTATAGAAAGTAATCCAGTAATACAAGATAACATTGAAACCTTTCCACTAGCATTTAATATTGAAAGTCAGAAAGAGTCTGATTATACTCCTGGGTTCCTTAACTATGTAAACTATATAAATCAGATAAGACAACCAAAACAAAGAGATAGAAGAATATGGTTAACTATATAAGTATAAAACAGGTATTAGATGATTTATTAGACCATCCTCTACTGCAAGACCTATCTTTTGAAAGGGTAGTAGATTATACTGTACACTTTTTACAGATTGTAGGAGTGCCTAATGAGTTTGAAGAAAAGACAGCCTTGATTGATATAAAGGATTACAGAGGGTGCTTACCTTGTGATTACTATGATATGATACAGGTAAGAACTTATAAGGAGGGAGAGTATTGTCCTAGAGTGTTTAGATATACTACAGATAGTTTCCATCATAGTCCTAAGAAAGAAGATTCAGATACTTGGGATTTAACCTATAAGTTACAAAATAGCATTATTTATACCTCTATTAAAGAGGGTACTATAGAAATAGCTTATCATGCAATTAAAGTTGATAAAGAAGGCTATCCTATGATACCTGAAAATAGTAGCTTTATACAAGCATTAGAACTTTATATCAAGAAAAAAGTATTTACTATTCTTTTTGACCAAGGTAAAATTAATAATGCAGTATTACAGAATACTCAGCAAGAATATGCTTGGTATGTTGGCCAAGCTCAAAGAGATTTAACTATGCCTACTATAGACCAAATGGAATCCATCAGTAATATGTGGACTCAGTTATTGCAAAGAAATAATGAGCATAGTAAAGGCATGAAATCATTGGGAAGAAGAGAATATATAAGAGTACAGTAATATGCAAAAGAAGCAAGTATCCATAATACCTAAAAGTATGCAGCAGGATTTGGCAGTTAGTCAATTTCCTGCTGATGCTGCATATACCATTAGGAACATGAGGGTAGTCACTACTGGTGATGATACCTCATTATGTCTTGTCAATGAGAAAAGCAATTCCGAAGCACTCACAATACAAGGTACTGTTATTGGCACTCAAGTAATCAATAACTATGCTATCCTATTTGTAACTGGTTTAGGAGAAGATAAGCCAGATGCAATTTATAAGGTAGCAAGTGTTAATGGTAAACTACAGAAGGAGTCTGAGTTATATAGAGGAAATTTAGGCTTTGATACTAGTCATCCTATAGAAAGTATAGGCATATATGAGAATGAAGAGATTCAGAAAGTATATTGGGTAGATGGTAAGAATCAGCCCAGACTAATAAATATATGCAATAGCTATAACGAAGGAAATGATACTCAATTTGATTTCATTCCCAAAATAGTAGGTGATAGTGAAGTCTCTCCTATACAATTGGAAGTGAGTATAGCACCTGAAGTTAATGCTGTATTTGATGGTGGTGTAGTGCAATATGCAATTGCTTACTTTAATAAGCATGGTCAAGAAACTCCTACAATATATCAGTCTGCACTATATTATACCTCTGATAATGGTAGGGGGTTAAATCCTGATGGTACACAGAAGTCAGCATCTGCATTTAAGCTAGTAATCAAAAATCTTAGTAATAGTTTTGATTATTGTAGAATTTATAGAATAATGAGAACCTCTATAGATGCTACTCCCTCTGTGGAATACATAGGAGATTTCAAAACTGAGTCAAGTTATGAGGAAGAGTATTCCAGACCTTCATTGACAAATAATGTAAGCAATCCTTTCTTATTAAGGTATGGTGATAATGACCCTATTAGTTCAGGTCTTATTGATAATATATTGGGATTTGGGCAAGAGTCTAAAGTGTACAGAGGTACAGATTCAGTAACATATCAATATGATTGTGCTATAGTAAACCCAAGAGTACAACTACCAGGTAGTAGCCCAATAGATGTTGATACAAATAAGCCTTTCTATATAACAGATAGAAGCACAGGTATAACATATACTATACCAGCCAATAAGTCTGCAAAGATGCTATGGCCAACTATTACTAATGACCAAAGAGTAGAAAAGAAATACCAATTGACTATAGCAGATGATGATAATCCATTAGGTGAATCAGGTGTAGAACCAATCATAGGTAAAAAAACTATAAGTGGAACTGTAATATATGATACAGGGACTACAGGAACTACTGTAGACCCATCAGAATTATTATATCTTGGGGGCACAGAGTTAATAGCAGGTACTTTGTCACATAAGGATGGCACTCTGTTTCTTGGTAACATAAGTACAGAGAAGTCCTTTATAGAAGATACAGATAAGGATGAGGTAGAAGCCAAAAGTACTCTGGAATATATATTGGAGAATGTCACTGATAATAGTGATGATAACTCTTATCTAGATATTCAATGGAATACTAACAGCAATTTATTAAGAAGTAACAAGGATATTACATTCTTTCAGAAAGGAGAAGTCTACAGATTTGGAGTACAGTTCCTCTCAAAAAGGGGGGTATGGTCTGAAGTAGTATATTTAGGAGACAAGGAAAATCCCATTAGAGTAGTTCCTAATACATACAACGATGGTGTAAAACAAAGACCAATTATGAAAGCAGAGGTCTACATTCCTGATGGTATAACAAAGGAATATGTTGCAGCAAGACTAGTATGTGTATATCCTACTATCTATGATAGAAATGTATTATGCCAAGGTATAGTATGTCCTACAGTATATAACTTAGGAGATAGAAATGATAACTCTCCTTATGTACAGTCTTCTTGGTTTGCTAGACCATCTTATTCTAGATACAATAAATTTGGTACAGCCTATATGCCAAATAAAAGTATTGAGTCTCTTTTACAGAGAGGAGCACCTTTGGAATATAGGATGGTATCTAAATCTATTAGGGAAAATTACAAATATAAAGATGCTGTTATTGGATTACCTGACTCAGAATGTTTTAACTCTGAGATATTTGGGGTCGTGAATACTCCAAAAAGAACAGATTATTCAGTGACACCTACTAGAGAAGATATTGCTAATAATTTTAAGAATGCTTTTGGGGTTGAAAAAAGGATAGTAACTCTACACTCTCCAGAATTAGATGATTCTTTCAATGATGATATTCAGAATATATCACTGAGTGGAGTAAAGTTTAGAGTAGTTGGATTTGCTCCTGTAAAGACTACATTATCAGATATAGATGTTTCCTATACAAATCCATTTGTTCCTAATTATAGTGGATTATATAATGATAATATAGAATCTCCTAGTGCATCTCCTTCTCATATATCAGGATATTCTTTGATTAATTACCCTATGTGGATAGATGGCATAGCTCTTGGTACTAATGAGACTTACCCAGGTAATAAAGATGGTATAATGGGAGCAGCAAGTTATCCAATATATCCTTGGCATAGAAATGGTTCTTTATCTAATCAAGGTAAAACAGATTCCTCTGAAAATAGAAAGTCTCTACTAAAGACTAAAGTCATGTCTTCTTTAAGGATATGTTTACCCTCTGTATACTTAGATGAGGAATATAATATGAATATTTCTAATGTAGAACTGTGGAATGATACAGATATTAATACTATAAAAGTACTAAATACTAAGGATATGTGGGGAACTTCTACTGGCATTATATATAAAGGAAATATAGATAAAATACTCACTTGTGAAGGAGATGGAAATTATGATGAGCATAAAATAAGAGTCCAAAATTGGTACTATAATACTAACCCATATAATGATGTTCCATTAGACTTACAATATCCTAGAGAAAGTAATTATAATTATACAAAGGTTGATAAGATAGGAGACCTTGGAGACTCTATAGACATAAGAAATATTTATAGTTCAGACCCTATACCAATACAATATAAATCAACAGGACATGCAGTATTTGCATTTGATAAGGTCAAAGAGGGGGAATATGCAGGGAGATATGAAATACTTCCAAATATATCAAACGGTGACTATGACAATGAAACAGTAGGATACCCATTCTATGAAGATGGTGCCTATTTACCAATAGCATGGTTATCAAAAGATGAAGTTAATTCATATACAGGTATTTATCAAAAGGAGATAAGAACTACATCTGATTTGTTGAATTTTAATCTACAACATAGAACAATTGATGATACAAATGATGACGCTGCTTATTATTTTGTAGTAGGAGAATTATACAGGGATAATGTAATCAACAGGTTTGGAGGTACTTCAGAACAAGCTAAGGCTAATAACACTTGGTGTCCTTGTGGAGACATTGTATATTTTACTAATAGTGGTACTGTTACACTATACGGAAATCAAGGAGATACATTCTTGGGGAGATATGACCACTTAAAGACTTATCCATTAGCTAATGGTAATGTCAATAGAATAGTTGATATAGTATCTTTTTGCTGTGAAACTAGGATAAATGTAGATGGTAGGTATGACAGAAATAGGGGTAATAAAAATAACTTGGCTGTTTCTCCTACTAACTTCAACTTGTTCAACAAGGTATATTCCCAAAGGAATACTTTCTTCAATTATGCTTATTTGAGAGAGGATGATACATCTGTTATTAGATTCCCAAATCAGATAATGTGGTCTAAAACTAAGACATTAGGAGAAGATATAGATTCTTGGACTAATATCAATGCTGCTAATGTAATGGACTTGGATGGAGATAAAGGTGAACTTCAGGCACTAAGAAGGCTTAATAATGACATATATGCTTTCCAAGATACAGGTATCAGTAAAGTCATCTTTAATCCTAGAGTACAGATAAATGCTTCAGATGGAGTACCTATTGAGATTGCTAATAGTGGTAAAGTAGATGGTAAAGTATATCTGACTGACAAGTATGGATGTCAAAATAAATGGTCTATAGCAGAGACACCTAGTGGGTTGTATTTTGTAGATGACCTAAATCAAGGTATCTTATCCTTTAATGGACAGAACATAGTAGACCTTACATATACAAAGAATATGTACTCTTGGATAAATAATAATGTATCTTTAACTTCATGGAATCCTGAAGACTATGGTGCTATTAGAACATTCTATGATAAGAACAATAGTGATATTTACTTTACAACAAGTACAGACTCACTAGCTTTCAGTGAAAGATTAGGTGCATTCTCCTCATTTTATGACTATGGTAAGGTAGGGTGGATGTTCAATGTTGGGGGTAATACCTATCAAATAAAAGATAGTAAAGTTTGGAAGTTACAGGGAGGAGAAGACTATGGTATTTTCTTTGGAGAAAATAAAGGATACTCTCTTGCTGTTATAGCTAATCCTGAGTTCCAGCTTGATAAGATATTTGATACTGTAGAGTTTAGGACTAATGGTATAGAACATTTCATTAACTGGGAAGCTGATAGTTACCCTTTCAATTCTCTAGTTACTACAAATGAATATCAGACAGCAATATCTACTACAAGTTCTCTAAAGAAAAAGTTTAGAACTTGGAGATGGCAAGTTGGCAGAAATAATCTTTTTGGTAAATTCAAAAGAGATAGAATAAGAAACCCTTGGGCAAAGATTGCAATGTCAGGTAATAGTAATAAGGAAATGAGGTTATATGATATAGTAGTTACTTATTATACATAAACAAAGAAGAGTAGTGATAGATAAGTTATTTAATTTGTCTACCACTACTTTTTTCATATAAATCTTTCATATTCAAAAATGATTTATTATCTTTGCAAAAATTATTGATTACATTATGGCTAAGAAAATAAGAAAGAGAAGAGCTAACTATTTTGATGTTGGTGGATTCTCATGGCAAAAAGGTGCTGGCTTTAGGAAGAACATGAGCAATGCCTTTAATAGTGGTGCACTTAGTGGCACTATTGGTGCTGCTAGTTCTATGGCAGGTCAAGGTATTTCAGGAGGATTATCTTCTGGAGTAGGCAATGCTATGCAAGGATTAGGTAGCATAGCTAGTGCTATTCCTGGCCCTTGGGGTGCTATAGCTGGAGCTGGACTTAATATAGTTGGTGGAGTAGTAAATAGATTATTTGGTAGTCAAATAAATGAACAGGCAGTGCAAGAAGCCAAAGCTGCCAATATGCAACAGAGTAATATGCAGTTTGCTGCCTCAAATACGGCAGACCTACTAGACCAGTCTAACTTTGGTCTGTTAGGTAGTGTAAAGAAATCTGATATTGGTAAAGATGGTTGGTTTAGTAATAAGGCTAAGAATCTTACAGCAGAGCTTAATAGGCAAAGAGAGATAGCTAACCAACAAGCTATAGCTAACTTTGGAGCTACTGCTGATAATGTTGATACACAAAATGACTTAAATGCTCTTGCTAACTATGCAGCATATGGAGGACCATTGACTATGAGATATACAGGAACAATGTCACCCTTTGGCAATACTTTTGCTGATGGTGGTAATATACATATTAAGCCCTCAAAGAGAGGAACTTTCACAGCAGCAGCTAAAAAGCATGGAAAGTCTGTGCAATCATTTGCTTCCCAAGTATTAGCTAATAAAGAGAATTATTCTCCTGCTATGGTAAAGAAGGCTAATTTTGCAAGGAATGCAGCTAAGTGGCATAGCTTTGGTGGAGACCTTAATACTAATGGAGGAGATTTTAGTAATGGTCTTATTATGATAGGTAATGGAGGCACTCATGAAGAAAACCCTATGGAGGGTGTACAGATGGGAATGGATGCACAAGGAATACCTAACCTAGTTGAAGAGGGAGAAGTAATCTTCAATGACTATGTATTTAGTGATAGAATGAATGTTCCCAATAGTATGAGAAGTTCTTTAGGTTTGAGTAAGGGCAAGAACCTTACTTTTGCAAAAGCTGCAAAGAAATTAAGTAAGGAAGCTGAAGAAAGACCTAATGACCCAATAAGTAGAAGAGGCCTACTTGATTCAATGTCCAAGTTACAACAGGTACAAGAATCTTTAAGACAGCAAGACCAAGAAGGAAATAGTGGTGTGCAATATGCACATGGTGGTAGAATGGGTATATTATTTGATGGTCCTGGGCCAGATGCTGATTTCCTAAATCTTTCTAGAAAAGCACATCTTTTTGGAGATAGTGTTCCTGACCAAACATCAACTACTGCCCCTTCAATATATGATAATAATGGAATCCTTACCCCTGAAGGTTTGACATACCCCAGAGCTTCACATTTAGGAGTACCTATAGAGGATATACAAGCAGCAGAATCTATTAATAAAGGAACTAATGATGAACCTAATGATAAAAAATTTGACCTTACTGCACTAAGATATGCTCCTATAATAGGTGCTGCAATAGGTCTTGGACAAAATATATTCAGTAAGCCTGACTATTCAAGTTCAGATGCTATACTCAATGCAGCTAGTGAAGCAGGAAGATATACCCCAGTTGGGTTTAATCCATTGGGTGATTATTTAACATACAGACCCTTTGATAGGAACTACTATATCAATAAACTTAATGCACAATCTGGTGCTACTAGAAGAGCTATTGTAAATCAAAGTGCAGGAAATAGAGCAACAGCATTGGCTGGTCTATTAGCTGCTGATTACAATGCACAGGGTAAACTAGGAGACCTTGCAAGGCAAGCAGAAGAATATAATCTAGGTCAGAGGGAAAGAGTGGCTACATTCAATAGAGGTACAAATCAATTTAACTCTGAGATGGGATTAAAAGCTGCAATGGCTAACCAAGAGGCTGCCTTAAAGGCAAGAAGTCAGAGACTAAGTGGTGTTGCACAGGCTATGACAGTAAGAGATGCTGTTGATGCAAGAAGAGGTGCAAGTATGAGTGCTAACCTTACTAACTTCTTTAATTCTCTTGGAGATATTGGTAGAGAAGAATATGCTAGAAATATGATTATGAGTAATCCTGCTTTATACTATTCTGTTGATGACAAGGGTAAGATTACATATAAGAATGGTTATGAAGACCTTAGTGAGGCTGAAAAGGACATAGTAAGAGAAAAAGCTAATAAAGCTAGTAAAGCTAAGAATAAGAAAGCTAAGGGTGGTTATTTAACTATTAAGAAGAAGTAATATGGCTAATTATAGTTTAGTAATAAATTCACAATTCAAGCCATTCTCTTACCAAGAGATGCTGGCTCCAACCTTGATGGCTACTCAAGCTCATCAAGAGTTGGAGAACCAGTATGGAGAGCTTGCTACTAAGGCAAGTGTATGGGAGGAAATGGCTAATGAACAGACTGACCCTTATGCCTACAAGATGTATAAGACTTATGCAAATGACCTTGAAGCACAAGCAGGTCAGTTAGCAAGAGAGGGACTTAATGCTGCAAGTAGAAGAGATATGCTTAACATGAAAGCAAGGTACAGCAAGGAGATAACTCCTATTGAGCAAGCCTATGCAACAAGACAGAAACAAGCAGAACAACAGCAACAAGCACTTCTTCAAGACCCAACATTAATGTTGAGTAGAAGAGCAAGTACTACAAGTCTTGATGACTATATAAGGAACCCACAGTTAGCTTATGAAGCATATTCAGGTAAGTTAATTACTGCACAGGCTGCACAAGCTGCATCTGCATTAGCTAAGGAAATGCAAGAGAAGCCAAGGAAGTGGAGAAGCATCTTGGGCAATTCATATTATGAATCTATGATGCAAAAAGGCTTTAGTTCTAAAGCAGTATTGCAGGCTATACAGGATAATCCTAATGCTGCTCCTCAACTTACAAGAATTGTTGAAGATGCTATTAATTCAAGTGGTGTTAGAAATTGGGGAGACCAAGCTACTATTGCAAGGGCTATTGACTATGCTAAGCAAGGTCTATGGAGTGCAGTTGGTGAGACTCAATACCAAACTCTTGATAATTGGAGAGCTAAGATGGCTGAGCAGGAGGCTATGCAGAAGAGAGCAGAACAAAGAGCTGCTGCAAGAGCACAGCAAGATAAGGGGTTTGAACTTAATCCATCAAATATTTATAGTAGTAGAGAGCTGAATGCTTCAGAAAAAAAGTATAAGGATGTTCTAAAAAGATATTCTAAATATTTCTATAAGGATGCTAATGGAAGAATAAGAATGACTTGGGAAGGATGGCAGGAGTATAATAGAAAGGTAAGGAGTAATTCAGGCAAGCCTATGGTAACACCTGAGGGCACTACAATACTTACCTCAGCAAGTACTACTTATAGTAAATCACCGTTTAGAACATTCATGGATAGTATAGGTGCTAAGAATGTTAAAGGATGGCAACCAGGTAATTTAGGAAATGTGTGGGGTAGATATATTACTGATAATCCAGCAGCAAAAACTGCAAAATTTGATGCTATGAAAACTGCTGAATATATATATGATGTAGACCAGTCTCCCGAATATCAAAGAAACTATAAATCTAAATTAAGTAGGGTTATAGATGATACAGAAAAATTTATTGAAGTAGATTACGATTCAAAATCAAATAAGTGGAAAGATACTGGAAAGACATTATCTTTTGCTAATTTTGATACCGATGATTATACTATAGTAGCTAGAGCACCAAGTGAAATAGGTACAACACTTCTTATAAAGAAGAAGGGGGAGAAGGCAAAAAGATATTTGGCACCTCCTGGAGTTAATACTACTATGGAAGGTGGAAGAGACCAAGCTATATCTGAAATGCTTATAACAAGAAGGATGCTACAAAATCCTAAGCTAACATCACAACAAAGAAGAAAACTGGAAAATCACTATGATAATTTAACTCAGCAACAAATAATGTTTGAGTCAGGATTAGACCTTACTAATACAACCAAAACTCAAGAATTTCCAAATTATTATATTCCATAGTTATGGCAAAGGGACAAAAAGAATTAGATATAACAAAAACTGGACCTGTAGGCTATAAAAGTCTACAGGCTCAGAATAATGCTCAGTTTGATGAGGTAGATAAGTTCATTAATGAAAGTCAGAACAGAATATTATCAAGAGCTTCTCAAAGTAACCCATATAGGGATACTCAGCAAATGGTAGAATCTCCATTAGCCAGAACTGATACTCCTTGGGGTGAGAGTAAGTGGGATAATAGGAGTGCTAACCAAGCAAGCTTTGAAAACTTGGGAGATATAAGAGCTGAGAATCAACCTTGGTATGCACAGATAGGAGCAGGTCTTGCTAAGGGTGTTATACTTACAGGTACTACTTTTCTTGATGGTACTTTAGGATTATTATTTGGAGCAGGAACTGCAATAAATGAAGATAGGTGGTCTGGTCTTTGGGATAATGACTTCTCTAAGGCTATGCAGTCTTTTAATGAGTGGTCTGAGCAGGCATTACCTAACTATTATACAAAAGCAGAGCAAGAACAACCTTGGTATGAAAATATCTTCACTGCCAATTTCTTAGGTGATAAGTTTATCAAGAATTTAGGTTTCACAGTAGGTGCTTTCTATAGTGGTGGTTTAGAAGCTGCTGGTGTTAAAGGTCTTGGTAAATTAGCTATGGCTGGTGCTAAGAGATTAGGTGCTGGGATTAAAACTCTAAAGGGTATAAGTAAAGCATCTTCTATAGTTGCAACTGGATTAGGTTCAGTTACTTCTGCTGTTAATGAGGGTAGAATTGAAGCACTTAATAATAGTAAAGACTGGTTTGAACTTCATAAAGCACAGCTTGATGATGAGTATAATCAAAGGTTGCAGAGCATAAAGAATACCTATGAGGGTACTGAAATGTATGACCAACTGGTAAGAGCAGAACAAAGTGCATATAACCAAGCATTAGGTAAGTTAAATGAGGATAGGTTAAAAATGGGTAATGTAGACTTACTTATGAATATACCCATCCTTACTGCATCTAATATAATTCAGTTTGGTAAATTGTATGCTAATGGATTTAAAACATCTAGGAAAGCTTATAATATATTAGGTAGGCCAGGTGAATATAAAGCTGGAACTACAAAATTAGGTGCTGCTTATAATATAACTAAAGGGGCACTGTCTGAAGGTGCTGAGGAAATTACTCAAGGTATGGCTAGTAGAATATCAGGTAATTATTACTCTACTGATGTAAATAACTTCTACAAGTCAAAGACTGATAGAAAAGCTGCACAAGAAACTTTAGATTGGACTAAATCATTTGCTGAAGGAATTAATGAGACAGTAAATGATGGTTCTGCATGGGAAGAGTTTTTCATAGGCTCTCTTACAGGTGCTTTAGGTATGCCAAGATTTAGAGGAATTAGAAGTGAGTCAGGTTCACTACAATCTCCTATTACTATTGAAGGTGGTGCCATAAATGAATGGAGAGATTATAGAAATAAGATAGCAAGAGAGAATGAAATTGCTAACTACATGAATAGCAGGATGAACTCTCCTGAATTTAAAAACTACTATCAAGGTCTTATCAGACATAATAAGTATCAGAATGATATGAATCAGGCTGCTGAACAGGGTGATGAGTTCAACTTTAAGAATGCAGAACATGCCCAATTAGTGTCTGATATTGTAATGTTTGACCAAGCAGGGAAGATAGAAGACTTAAAATCTGCTATAAATGAGGCATCAGGAACTTCACAAGAGGATTTAGAGTCTATAGTGGTTAATACTACCTCAAAGGATGAAAATGGTAATTTAATTGGACCATTTTCCCAATATGCTTCTAAAGATGATAATGGCAATATAATAGCCAATTTTGGAACTGAAGAAGCTATGAATGAGATGGCTTCCAAAATAAACAAGAATAAGGAAGACATTCTTAATACAATAAAGAATTATCAAGATATAAAGGATGAGCTTATTCTTAGTCTTAGAACAGGACAGCAATTATCAGATGACCAGCTTGAAGAATTGACATGGATGAAGTCTCAGATAGGTAACTGGGCTGAAAGAGCAACAGCTATGTCTGGAGAGATAAAGTCAGTTATTGGTGATGTAATAGGTGACTTAGATTCACTTCTTAGATTCAATCAACTAGTTAGGGATTTTGAAGGTCAATCTCATGCTGATTTAACTGATAGATATAAACAAGCAGATGAAAATGTAAGAGCTATTGAAGGTGCTATCAACACTCTTAATATGGTTAGGGGTCAGGATGATAAGGTACTGGCCCATACATTAGCAACTAATCCTGAGTTTGTAGATGGTCTTATCAAGCAAATTAATGAGGTAGATGAAACTGTACTTAGTGCAGATGAGAAAGCAGATATTACAACTAAGCTGAATGATATTGTCAAGTTAGGCAATGCCTCAAAGACATATAATGCAAAGTTAAAAGAGTACCTTGAGAGTCCTCAAAAGCAAGCAGAAGACCATGCAAAGGCTGATGAGCAAGCTGCACAACAAGAGACTAAGAAGAAGTCTGATGACTTGAAAGCATCTTTAAATGCTGCACAGAACTTGCAAGAGTTTAGGGGTATAATAGATGCCCAAGATGATACAGAGAATAGAGATAGAGTTCTAAAAGAACTTGAGGATGAAGATAGTGAAATGGCTAAGAACTACAGAGAAACTTCACAATACAATAATGAAGTAAGAAGAGTTCTTAATGAGTCAGATGCAGAACCACAGGCTAAGCAGGATGCTATGAAACTCCTTCAAGACCAATTTAGTAACTCTGAAAATCTTGAACAATTAGCTAATCCTAATTCAATCTATATCAATAATGAGAATGCTTTTGATGAAGATTCTGATGGTGATGTTGAGTTGTCTGCAACAAGATTCCAAGAAGCTCAATATGAGCTTCAGAAGGCTATGTCTAAAGTTAATAATGACAATAAGTTTAAGGATAGATTCTCACCTGAATATAAGAAGCCTGTAGAAAAGAGAGGGGGAACTGTAAGAGGTGATGATAGGGCTGATACAGGAGATAGTGGAACTGCAACTATTCCTACTGTAACAAGTAGTGAGGGTTTACCTACAGTAGAATTACCTGTAGGTAATATAACTGCTGAAATGGTCAGTGAGGAGAATAAGAAAGCTAATGAAAGGGTAGAGACTCCACAAAGACCAAGTAGAGATACTTCTAATCAATTCTATAGACCTGCTATACCTGAATTGCACATAGAGGCAAGCAAGGAAGGAGACTTCAGGCCATTTGATATTGTAGTTGGTGAAAGAGAAAGTGGTGTAGACTTCTCTGGTATTTATGGCTATCTAAGAGATAGTGGAGCATTTAGATACCTGAATGAAGGTAATTTAAAAGCAGGTGATGAACTTGGCTTTATGATTGACCCTTCATTTAATGACCACACTATATTTATTATAGACAAAAGGAATGGTCAGGTAGTAGGTAGTTTAGATGAATCTGACTATAGTGTTTCAAGGTATGAGGGTCTGAAGAGTCTTGAAGAGAAGATAAGAAAGGAATATGCTAATAGGCAGGATAAGACTGGTAAGTTCATTGCCACACCTACTACAAGGGTATCTAAGGTAATGGTAGGTAGGATTCCCTATGGTAATACTGAAAGGAACTTAAAAGATATTCCTAATGTGTTAAGAGAAGACAGAACACCTATCTTTGGTATTATCAGAAATGGTGCACTTATTACTAATAGAGATGATATAGATAGTAATAAGATTGTTAATTTAGCAGATATGAGACAAAAAGAGGGTAGATTATATCTGCTTATACCTAATGGAGCTGGTAAATATTCCCCTGCTGCTGTAAGAGTTAAGCACTTCAACAATGAAGAATTTAATCTAAATGACAGTTCAGTAAGTTCTACTCCTATTGGAGAAGATATAAAGAATGCCATTACTAAGTTATCAACTGCTATATCACAAGATGATGTATCTGCTGCCATGCAAGACTTAGCACAAGATTTGTATATGCAAGATGTTATGATTACTTGGTTCAATAGTGGAACAGGTAATGGTGTTGTTATTAGTAAGAAAGTAAGAAAGCCAGATGGTACTTATGAGAAAGTAACCATTAATGGAAAGGAACAAATTAAGGAGGATAAGTATGATGTATATTTCTCTAACTTTGGTAAAAGTACTGTTATTGGTGGCTTAGAATTTGTACTTAGTGAAGATGCTGCTAAAGAAGCAAATGATGATGAGAGACTCCAAAGAACTATCAAGAATCCTGAGGATATATACAATGAGATACTTGGACACCTTATCAAGTTCAATCTTCCTTTACAGGTCAGTACAGGTAGAATAAATAAGGATAATGGTAAGTTTAATTATAGATATATTAATTCTGGCATACTTACATCTAACATAACTGAAGCTTCAGTAAAAAGTACTTGGTTTACAACTGACTACTTTGATAATGAAGGTAATCTGCATCAAGCTATAAATCCAGCTTCTGTAGCTCCCCAACCTAAAAGGAAAGTAGAGACTCCTGTAGGTGGTACTGAAGGTGCTATAAGTGGTACAAGAATAACATCTGTATTCTCTAATAAGCCATACTATGTGGACTTAAAGGCAAATACTATTAGGGATGACCAAGGTAGAACTGTAGAAGTTACTAATGATAATAGAATATTATTTGACTTAGCTTGGGCACAAGATAACTTTGGGGATTCTGCTAACTCCTCAATGATGGTAGATAACAAGGTTCTTACTCCTGATGGTAAGGTACTTGACAGAAGTAAGCAAGTATATCTCAGTGGTCAGGAAGCACAGGATGTAAAGGATACTATTGCAGGTAGAAAGAAGGAAAGAGAGGATAGAGTTGCCAAGTCTAAGGAGGTTATCAGTGAAATATATGAGAACCAAAAGAGAGTAGACAAGACAAGAACTGATGGTGAGTTCTATTATATTCTTGAAGATGATGGTGAATATCATCAATATATTAGAGTACATAGCAGATTAGGCTCTAATTGGATAGTATCTGATAAACAAGCAAAGGACCTTGAATTAGCAAGATTCAATCTTAGCAAGTTTGTAGATAATCCTACTCAGTATGAAAATTATCTGAAATACTTGGAGAACAAGTTTAAGATAGACTTGACTGCCTACAGAGGTAAGACTGATGCCAAGAGTAGAGATACTATTGTGAATATAGTAAGAGACAAGATGTCTGGTACTAATTCACAGAGAGCACTTGATGCTGGCTCAGCAGTAGATAGTATCATTAGGCAGTACTTTACTATAAAGGATATATCTAAGATAGTAAAGCCATCCAATATGTCAGAGAATGCTTTCATAGATTTGATTACTATTCTTAATGGAGTTAAATCAAACATGGAGTTAATGGGAGAGAGATTCCTTGCTGATAATATTGTATTATTCCAGAAATATCCTGATGGTACAAGAGTTGCAGGTGAGGTTGATATTCTCTCTGTTGATACGGATGGTAACTTTAGAATATATGATGTAAAGACAGGCAGATACAGTTTCTCAGAAACTAAAGGATTAAACCTATTTGATTGGACTATAAATGGAGTATCTGCAACTAAAGAGGAAGTACAAAGATATATAAACAAAAACTTTAGAAAAGCCTTTACTTTAAGCTCCAATATGAGTACAAAGGATTATTACACTTTACAACTTTCTGCTTACAAGAACTTATTTGAATCTCAGTATGGTGTACCAATTACTAAGTTAGCTGTAATGCCATTTGTATTGAGTTATGATAAGGAGAAAGTATCAGCAGTACAAAGTGAAAAGGGTATTCCTATTACATATAATCCTGCTGTTAATGTGCCTTTAGTAGGTAATGTTAAAGTAGATAAACCTGTAGAAGCTCCTGCTACTCCAGCACAAGCTCAAACAGTGTTACCTATCTTTGAAACTTCATTAGAGACACAGAACCCTATTGAAGATTTAACACCTGAACACAAATCTACTGATAAAGATAAAGTAGGTTACTTTGAGTTAGATGGCAAATTACATAAGGGATATATTACACCACTTACTGTAATTGATGGAGTTGAGGTCCATGTAACTAAGGTTCCTAACATTACAAAGGGATGGGGCAAACAGGGAGAAGCAGCCCATGTAGCCTCAAATAGTTTCTATGCAGTATTCCCTAATGGTAAGACATTCTTATTCTTGAATAATAATCCTGTGCAAGGTGGTAAGACTCAAGAAGAAGTAGAAAAAGCTATTAAAGCAGCTCTTGAGGGTAATAAACAGAGGGTTAAGGATTTTGCATCAGAAAAGACTGTATTGTTTGACCCTGATGCAGTACCTACTGTAAGTGCTACTCCTATTACTACTGTGGAAACTCCTGCAACTATTAATCAAGGTAATACCCAGACAGGTGCTGCTTATACTACTCAAAAGGAACAGGCAATAAACAATAAGAAAGCCTCAAGAACAAGACATAAATTAAGAAAAGTAAAATCACCTGATTATGAAAAGTGGGATGAGAAAAAAGAACTTAAATGGTTAAATAAAGTACTTCCCCAATTAAGTGAATCAGATAGAGTAAAGGTAGTAAAAGGTCTTATTAAAGTAGGTAAGAGAGGTGCTTTAGCTTGGGGTCAATTTGATAAAGGTGTAATAACATTATCTGACATAGCTGCTGAAGGTACTGCATACCATGAAGCTTTCCATGCTGTATTTAATCTCCTTCTTGACAATGATGAAAGACAAGCACTATATGATGAAGCAAGGAAATTATATGGTGAAAAAGATAACCTCTCATTAGAGGAAGACATGGCAGAAGGATTCAGAGAATATGTTACTACTAGACAAAATGCTGGATTATTAGGTAAAATTAAAAACTTCTTTAGAGACCTATGGATTAAAGTAACTAATTGGAATAGTATTAGACCTCACCTTACTGCATATTATCAAATGATAAATAGGGGAGAATATAGTAATAGAGAATTGCCTGTAGGAACTCTTAGTCAAGCTAGAGCAAGACAAGGAGAATACTCTAAAGAAATGCAGGATATTCTTGCTAAAGCTCCTAGAAACTCTGAAGGTAAATTATTAGTTAAACCTGGAGGTCCAGTATCTAATCTTGATGAAAGACAATATGCCCAAGTAAGAACTAAAGCTTTTAAGGATTGGTTTGGTGATTGGGAAAATGACTCAGAAAATGCTTCTAAAGTAGTTGATGAAAATGGTGAACCCTTAGTTGTTTATCATTCAACTAATAAAATATTTAATACCTATAAAGAAAGAGATGGTATTCATTTTGGTAGTTATAACACTGCACTTGGAGTAGCTAATGAGAAATTTGACCCTACTTTTGATACTATAGAAGAAGCTCAAGCATCTATTGCTAAAGGAAAATTTAGAATAAATCAAGTATTTTTAAATATTAGAAATCCTAAACAATCTAAAGATTTAGGTACTGGATGGAAGCAATTAATTACAGAAGGTTTCGATGGTGGATTATATAGGGCTGTTGAGGGAGATACTTCATTTGTTGTATTTGATTCTAATCAAATTAAATCTGCTACAGACAATGTAGGAACATTCTCTAGAACTAATGATGATATTAGATATAGAGAGGTGCCTAATTCTTCTTTTGAGTCTTTAGATACAGAGATGCAGGAAAATCTATTGAAGAAAGGTTGGACAGCAGAAAAGTTTGATTCAATCTCTCAAGAGGAGAGAGACCAAGCTGTTAAATGTATAGCCTTTTAGTCAGTAGGATGAAATTTTTTATTAGGGAGGTAACAGAAATGTTACTTCCCTTTTATTTTGTAGGAAATAAAAAAAAATAAGGGGAGGAGTAGAACTTAATCTACTCACTCCCCTTTCTTATTAACACTTAATCCTCTTTATTTAGAAATCCTAATGCTAATATACATAAAGGAATACCAACAATTAATACTACTAAATATAAACCCATAATCTTATTGTTTAAAAAATGGAATACTTTCTTCTGGATGTAATCCTCTATATATAGTCTTATTCATAGGAATTAATGGTGACTCAAACCATAGTTTTGTGGCTCTTGAATCTCCCTTAAATCTACCTGACTGAATGATGGCATCTTCACCTGCAAAAGTTTCATAGTTCATAGGATTCAATAATCCAACCATATCCAAAACATTTTCCACAATATTAATACCAGCAGCAGGAGACTTTAAGATTTTAAGAGCCTCTCCTACCATTTGAGGACCTGGAACCTGAGTACCAATTTCAGTATAAAGTCTTCTTGCTTGATACTCAATCATCTTCTGTAACCAAGGTCTATCCTTATTATCATCCCAATCCATGAGACCCAAGAATGCAGCAATAATTAAGAAGTGGCCTACTTCAGTAGCAGCTCTTTTAATATTGGCTTTTTCTGTCTTTGTGAGATTATTCCAATTAGCAGCTATTGCAAACTGACCTTCCTTCAACTCTTTAGCTAATTGCCACATAAATCTTCCTGTAGTATTATAATAACCCTCTGTCCATGCTTGCAAATCATAGTTATATGTGGCAGACTTGAACTTTCTGTTAAGAGATGGTTTAATCCACTTTCTAAATATAACACCCATTCTACCTACAGCTAATCTTTGCACTGCACTTCTATCAGCCTTATTATAAATACCGTGCATTCTCTGATTTATAGCAGCAGATTTCCTACTAAATGCTATAATATCATCCCTTGTAAATGCAGAACCATCTTCCTTAGTATAACCTTGCTTTAACTGCAATTTAGCACCTAACTTCTTGTTGTTCTTATCTATAGGAACCACCTCCATAGCATCCCATAAGGAAACTATTTTGCCATCAGGAGCTTTCATCTTATAAGCATCAGCAAGTGCTAATGAGGTTCTATTCTGCATCCAATGCTCACCAGCATTACTCATAAGGAATAAAGCAGAAGTACCAAACATTCTACTGAACCAGGTCTTCCTGTCAAAGTTTACTTCTCTAACATCAGTCTCATACTCCTGCAATACATTGAATAATTCATCCCACAGAGCAAGTTTACTTGTCTTAACTCTATTACCTATCTCAGCTAAGTACTCTGGTAATGCTTTACCATAGTTTCTATCAGCCCTTAGAGTATTAGATTCATTGAAGAACTCTCCAGAGAATGATTCAATCCTCATCATAATTTTACCAGTAGTAACATTTGATATACCACTTAACAGGTTTAGACCTAACATATTAAGAGAAGTAATTCTATTAATAAAATTAGCTGTCTTTCCTTTATCCATCTTAGTATCACCAAATGTACCCTCATCAGCCATATACCTACCATAGACTTGCATTTCAAAGAAGTCATTCAGTCTCTGCATGAACCTTGTTTCATCACCAGATTTAGTGAGAGTAGATTCAACTTTCCTACCTACAGACTTGAACTTTTCAACCAGTGGTTTACCACCTTTTGTCTGTATAATCTTTCTTTCTCTCAGCATATCCCTACCAAGCTCAAGAACATCAATTATTTTATTCATTTCATTGAAGTCATTAGCCATAGCTGCATAAGCTGTGAGAGTAGATACTATGTCAGTAGATAGGTCATTAGGACTTTCACCCTCTTTCATCTTAGTATAGTAGATAGGAAGTACTTGTACCTCTTTACCTTCAAAGTCCTTTACTGTAGCTCTGTCTCCAAACTCAGTGTCATCAGTTCTCCTAATAAACTGGTCTTTAACAGCTTCCCACAGTTGCTTGGCTCCAGACCTTACACCATCAGATGCCTTTACTCTTTCAAGTAAGTCCTTTCTGATTTTAACTGCATTAGTTAAGGTAGTGTACTTGTCAGGAAGGTATGAATCCAGCTTAGCTTTTATATCCATAATCTTGTTATAGTATTCTTTTTGGGCAGGACTCAAGTTCTGATAAGCCTTATTGCCATAGATTGATACCTTAGGTTGCTTCTTTCCATTGACCACTTCCATATTAGCATCAAACCAAGCTTGTCTCTCTTTTCTGTACTTCTCTGCATTATCTCCTACAGGATTATTACCATATTTTTCATTGAGAGACTTGAACATTTCCCTGATTTTCTCCTTGAATAGACCTTGGTTAATCTCAGAGATATAATTACCTGTAAGATTACCTTTACTGTCTCTTTCAAACATCCAATCAGTGTTCTTAACTCCAGCTTGCTCTAACTTAATGGTAGCAGCTTGAAGCTCCTTCATAACATTGATAGTCTCCAACCTTGCATTTTCTTTACTCTTTTTGACAGCTTGGTCCATTACTTTCAGCATATAATCTGAAGAGTCTGCCATAGAGTCAAGCCATCTGTCAAAGAAAGATATGTCCTTATCAGCTACCTTCACCAAGTCTTCAGCAGTCATAGTCTTACCCTTGAACTTGCCAAAGGGAACAGTTATACTCTCTCCCACAAAGGGCTTAATGAAATCAATAAAAAGAGGCATTGCTACATTGTTGTATCTGACAAACAAGTCTCCAAGTAGTGTAGTTGTGTTGTCTAATACTACCCTTACTCTCTGACCATATCTATTGTCTGCATACCTCTCTTCATCAATAAGAGCCTTCCTAATATCATCAGTAATATGCTTGTAACTATACAAGTAGTTTCTGACATCTCTTAGAACACTAGCCCTTTCATTGATATTAGTAGCAGGAGTATTCTGCAACATAGTAAGTCTGTTATTTACCTTGGTTAATTCTTCAAGAGCATTCTCTACAAAAGTATAAATACCCTCAATCTCATTGTTATCAGCTAATTCAGTCTCCAATCTATCAATGAGTAACCTTTGATTAACACTAAACTGGCTATTAGGATTTCTCTTTTCATAAATCTTCAATCTCTTCAACTCATTCTCAATGACTCCTTGAAGCAGCTTTTTATCTCTTGACACTCTCTCTGAGGTATTATAAAACACCCCACTTGAAGTAATATTGCCAATGTCAATAACCTCATCCATACTGCCATTAAGGATTTGCTGTGCTAAGGAACCAAAGTTCTTATCAGCTTCCTTCATAGCTCTTTGTATAGGACTTGCATTAATATTCTTAAAGAAATTCTTAACTGCTTGAATTACTCTTTGTAGTAGATTCTTATAAGGGGCAGATGGAATATTCTCACCTTGAAGAAGATGCTTTGCAAGTAATTTACCCGCAGCTTCTTTTGCCAACTTAGCCTCATCACTATGGTATAAAGTATCATAAGTATCATAGTCCTCACCTATAATTTCTCTTGCCAGTCCATTGGAAGATATATTATTGATAAGTCTATTGATAAGTGGATTATCTCCCATAGCTTCAATGGCAAAGTGTGCAAATTCCTCAGGAAGTGCTCTCTCACCTTGAATACCATCAGCAAGCCTAATCATTTCAACAAAACCATTTGCTGCATTTCTTGCAACATCAAAATCAGTTACACCATGAATACCCATTCTCTTTTCGAGGTTAGTCAAAGCACCTATCCCTACTCCATGAGATTCAAGAATACCCCTCAACCTATTATTAAGGTTTTCATTGTATTCCATCTTATCTGCATTGACAGAGTTAAGCCTATTTCTTTTCTCAACTTTTACTCCAATGAATACTCTTGAAGATTCAGAATCTTGTATCTTGATTATATTAGCCACATAATCATCCCTATACTCTGAGTTCTGATTAAAGGCTATAGCCCTTTGTTTCAACTTTTGATAATTTTCATCATTGTTTACCCATAGGGCTGGTCTGTTCATTCCTTTCTTATAGTACCCAATCTCCCTATTAAGTCTCTCAAGTACCTTAGTCTCTGGAATGACTTTACTAAGATTAGTCTGCTTTAGCAAACTTCTCAATGTAGGTTCATTGTTTTCATCAAGTGTCAATCTTGGCACCCAATCTCTTATAAAAGAGTCAGCTTTTGTAATAAGATATAGTCTTGTAGCCTCACTTCTATTGTTAGAGGTGAAGGACAGCAAGTCCTTGAATAACTTGCTGTCCACTACCTGACCATTTCTATTTTTTACCTTTGGAATAATTGCACAACTTCTTGCCATATCTTATAAACTATTCTAATGTTGGAGCACCACAAATACTATCACCATTCTCATCCTTATACTCTGTATTAGGCTGAATATCTGTCACATCATCAGCCTTAGGAGCAGAAGTGTCAAGAGGAACATTGTATGTTTGCTGAAAAGCCATTGCAGATATATCTGTTAGAAGAGAGTTTACATATTCCTCTGATTCTTGATATTCAGGCATAGCATCATAGTCAGGTATAACGTCCCCATTATCAAATCCTGACAATGTATCTGCATAAGGGTCATAATCTTTCTCATTCTTATCAATTACAGTCTCCATTTCCTCTACATTCTTGCCATATTCATATTCAATGAAGCTGTTTTTGAAACCTAATGGTTCAATCCTTTCATAGGTTGCAACATTGACTTGTTTAGTATTTAATGAAGACAGTTTGTAATAAATGTATTTTCCTCTAATTCTCTTACCTATATACCTAAAGAAGTCATAAGTAGGACCATCAGGAGTATCTTCCCTTTTCTTGATGACTTTCTTATCTCCAAAGGTAGCATTATCATCAATTACAAATGTAACTTTATCTTTAACTTCATTATCCTCTCCTATGAACTGGACAGAGGTTGTATCAGGGATTTCAGGAACCAATTTTCTATTATCCAAGTGGTTATAGACATATTGGTCCACAAATTGACTATAATCATCCTCATTCCAATTTACTAAGGCTCTCAGGGTACTTATGTATTCTGGTACTGCCTTTCTTAATGCAACAGGTGCTAAGTGAATAAAGGTATTAGGACCAAAAGCAAAGCCATTCCTATAGAAACTGTATCTAAATAGATTAAGGGCGAGCTTTTGAGCTTCTGGATTATCCTTATATAATAATGTTGTCCAGTCCCTCATATATCTCTCTCTTAAAGTAGGACTTAATTGACCTACATTTTTAAATACCAAAGTAGCTACAGGATTATTGTCATTTGCTCTAATTACTTTAAGCCTTTTAATGAACTCTAATTCAGCTATATCCTCATTTTCAGAAACTACCTCTTTAAAGTATTCGGGAAAATAATTAATAAAATCCCTCCTTTTCTCAGCAGAACTCTTAATCTTATCTCCTACCTCTGAATTAGGGTTTATGACTAACTCAGAACCAAAGAACTTAGTTTTTGACATTATATAAGCAAGCAAATCATTATAAACACTATTCACAGTTTTTACATCTAATTTACCTGTCTTAGTCATGTCTCTAAGCTTATCAATTACAGCTCTGAATGATTCAGAATATTGAGGGAAATAAGACCCTAGCATGTTCTCTGTCATTTTAAGACCTAATGTATAGAATGCCTGTAAGAAAGGAAGTTTACTGTCAAGTAATTGTTTTCTGATAGTATTCATTCTCTCCTCTACATTCTCTATAGACATATCCACACTAATAGAATCACTTATAACATCTGCATTCTCCAATGGGAATTTGTCATTTTTCTTTATCTGGTCTAACAGACCTTTCACTTTCTGTATCTTTAACTCTGTATCTGCAATAGTAGGACCAGCAGCTCCATTTTGAGTATCAGCCCTAGTAGCTTGTACTACTTGTTTCAAAGCCTTAGCAGAGTTCATAACTCTCTTGAACAAATATCCAACTGCAACTTGTTTCTGATAGAACTCAATCTTCCTAAAATCAGAAGTCTGAGAACTGTCAGTAACAGCTTCCTTAGCAAGCATTATATTGTCTGCAAGGTCTTCAATGTAGAAGTTATTACTCTTGTAGTTATCATAAGTCAAGTCATTATTAATAGCGGCCTTCTTCTCATACTTATCCAGTACTTCATTTATGATAGTATCCTGGTCTTTGCCCTCTCTGCTCTCTCTAAAATAGGTCTGAGTAATCTCTTGTACAATAGGCTGCATCATCAACAGACCTATCTCAATAGGATTATAACCTAATCTTGAAAGAAGCATAGAAGCATCAGCAGTGAAAGTATTCTGATTAAGTGCTGCAAGCACAGGGTCTTTAACATTATCCACAGAAGCAGCCAAGAATCCAGCATTATTCTTTGAGATAAATTCCTTGTCACCATTCATAATATCATGTAGAGATGTAAGTCTCTTTCCATTCAATACAAATGAGCCATTCTCTTTACTAAGAGCTAAACCTTTATCTTCATCTTTATTAGATGCTGTATGTTGCATCAAAGCATGATTTGCATTATGGTTGGCATAAATACCAATCAATTTAGCACCAGTCATGTTTTGTTGATGTAACATTACTTGAGTTCTTGGTGATAATGGGTCCATTTTGACCTTTGTTTTCTCAGCTAACTTATCAAGAGTATCAAGGTCTAAGTCAAATAGATATGAAGCAATAGACTTGGGATAAGACTTTTCACCTTTCTGTACAGTCTTATTAAGTTCTACACCTACATCTTTTAATGCTTGAGCCAAGTCACTCTCATAAGAATCATTGAGAATGGTCATAATTCTTGCAGCCTTCTTCTGATAATCAAAACCACCTGGGTTAAGAATCTTTGAAGCTGTATCTGCATTAGTCAGGACTCCATACATCATATCTATCAGCAAGTTATTTCTTGCCTCAAGACTATTCTCCTGTGGAGACTTGTTGAAGTTATAGTTTACCTTGCCTATAATAGGCTTGGCAAGTCTGTACTTCTCCTTATTCTCCTTGAACCATTCCTTGAAGTCATCAGTATCTGCATTGAGAATATCCTCTGCTAATTGGCTATGAGTGAACTGTGACAATACTTGATTGAATAAGCTATTCATTCTTGCATAGTCTTCTCTTGCCTGTCTCATATCATACTTCTTAACTCTGAACTCAGGTAACATGATATACATCTTATCCACATCAAAGTCAGAACCTGATAGAGCAGTAATCTCAGCAGGAAGCATGATTGCAGAACCATTCTGTTGAGGAAGAAATCCCTTAATATACAGAGGAGCCATTGAGTACTTATCCTCTGTTGGGACTCTATATCCAATCAACTTTCTCAAATCATCAGGAAGTTTAGTTACATCAAGCTGGTGAGTATTTGGGTCCATGAGAGGCTCATAGAACTCTCTACTATATGCAGGCATATAACACTCAAGATACTTAATTTTCTTGTTAGCACCCTCACCTTCAAATACTATATGAAGTTCATCAGTCAAGCCATAATCAGATACCTGAATTAAAGCTCCACCTCTAATCTTCTGTTTAGTAATTCTACTCTTGATTACACTATTTAGAAGTGTCTGTACTCTTTGAGATTGTACAGGGTCAAAGAGAGGTATATTGAAGTTATTGTTCTCATCAAGAGTACAAGCCCTCATCATATCCATACCATATCTTTGATTACCTCTTATCTCTTCAAGTAAGATTTCTTCTACCTTCTTTCTGTCTTTGAATATCTCATCTACATCAGCAAATGCTTGAAGAATATTCTCAGTATTGATGGCATTATATAGGTCAAGCCACTCTTTCTTAGTCATCTTCTTACCATTAACCTCAATGATTGTATCATCAGAGATGTCAGCAGTAATTAGCTTTCTAATCTGAGTACCCACCAACTGAACTGCATCAATAGCATGTTCAGGAGTTGCAGTCTGAATACCATAATCTTCATAAGATACCTTATGTACTACATTAGGATTCTCATTACCAGCACCCAAACCAGTAGCTTCCTTGAGTATCTCCATAGTATCTTTATAAGAAGTAACAGGAACAGTATTTTCTTCTATAATTTTATCATATTCATCTTTACTGATTTCTCCATTATTTAACTTAGAATCTAACTCTGCTTTTTCTTCAGGAGTCATATTGAGTTTATCATTCAAGTTTATCACACCTTGTTTACCAACCTTAGTGGTAGATTCAAACTGAACTACATCAATCTGTTTATCCTCCATAAACTCATTTATGACTTTCAGCTTACCTGACCTTCCTAAAGGACCAGCAATTAGTTCGTGCATAGCAAGTAATAGGAACTCTGAGTTCTTATGCTGTACAGGAGTCTTAATTCCAGTATGACCTTCAATGCCACTGTTATTATTGACTTGTGTATAAACATAAGGCTTCTTAGTCTGCCAGATAATATTGAAGTCTTTGATATTCCAATCTCCATTCTTGAAGTTGTTATATGCTTGCTCCATATCATCTGTCCATTGACCTGACATACCAAGTATTGCCCTATAGGAACTCAAACTTCTATATGCCTGAGCATCTGCTACATTCACCTTTCTAAACTTGCTAAGGATGTTATCTCTGTCTAACTTGGTCATTTCATTTCTTCTAACCCTTTCATCAAGTACAGTCTTGATGTCTTCAAGTACAGAAGATATTATCTCATCATCCTTCAAGTAGATAGTTCTTTCCCAATCTCTACCAATTCTCTTACCTTTATAAGTAGCCTTAGTATTCAGTCTAAGAGCAGGAGCATGAACCTCCTTATATCTTTTCTGAAAGTCCTCAAGGTTCTTATAGAAAGCAAGGTCAGTAGTAGTAAGCTGGATAATTTGTGAAGTAGCTAACTTACTGTTCCAATAGTATTCCCTAAGTGCATCCTTAGCATTATTCTTAACAAACAGACTTCTTGAGATTGACTGAGCATCCTTCAACTCCATCTCACCTCTTGTTGCCATATCTGTAAGTAATGCCTTGATTTGCTCCATTAGACTATTAGCCTCTCTGCTATCAAAAGCACTATTATTGTTATAGGCTCTAAGCATTAGTTCCATATTGGTATTCCATAATGAACCTAAAGCATCTTTAGCCTTAATAAGTGCCTTTGCAGTTATTGCATTCTGCTTGGATTGACCTTCAAAAGGAAGATACTTGTACTTACCATTAGGAAGTTCATCCAAAAGTCCTACTCTTACCCAATCTTTGTAGGTTTGTTCAAAACCATCTTCCATTATGTCATTAAGAGTAGTTCTTAGGAAGTTCCTAAGTTCAGCACCAGTACCTTTGGATTTAAGTCTGCTTAACCTATCAATGAATGTCTCTCCATTATCATATCTGAGGTTGTTAAGTGCAGGAAGGAACTTAAATTCTGCACCTCCCATACTCTTTATACTACCATCTTTCTTTCTGACAATATCATAGTTTGCAATAGGTTCCACACTCTTATCTCCACTTTGATAAGCCTCATCCCTTTCTCTAACCAGCATGATTCTGTCATACTCTTGATTAACCAAGTCTACTAACTTGTCAAGGATAACATCATCATAGGTTCTCTTCTTACCATTTTCATCAAGCACATCACCTGTTGTGTACTTTCTGAATCTGATAAACTCAGCAGAAGGACTATCTGAAAGAATAGGAACATGATACCAAGCATACTTTACACTTGACTTTGCAGAATCAGGGTCTCCCCAATATTCTGTAAGAAGAACTAAAGTATAGTCCAAATCATCCCAATTAGTATAGTCTACCTTATCAGAGTTCAGCACTGCTTTATGGTTAAGACCCCTTCTTAATTCATCAGACTCTGCAAGTTGTCTTAGCCAGTCATTTCTCCAATGACCATCCTTACAGAACCACTCATACTGTTTAAACTCAGTCTGCATAAACTGTTCAAATCTCTCCTTGTCATCCATAACATTCTTGAGATTCTTAATGAGTTTACCTAAATAGTTAGGAGTAACATGAGAATAGTAAGACTTATCATTCTCTCTGACACTACTTTCAATAGCATCCTCAGTAACTTCTGCCATCATACTTGCAATCATATTGTAAGCAGAGCCAAAAGTATTGATAAGGTCTCCTCTTTTCTCAGTACCATCCTCTCTTGTTTCAGACTTGATTTCTCCTTTCTTAATACCACTGAATATAATATTCAATTGTGGTAAAAGAAGCATAATTGGGTCAGTAAATGTGATACCTGGAACTGTCTTTATATTAGTTAATGCAGTTCTCAATACAGAAGGATTGGCATCAATACCTAACATATGAAGTAACTTCATTATGGTATTCCATACATCTTCTCTCTCCAAGAGTTGAAGTCTAGCTTCTGTATCAAGGTTCTGGAACATATTGTTCAATGTCTCAGTCCACTCTAAACCTTTAGCTGCATTATCCTTGTTTATTTCTCCATTCTTCTCATATACACTATCATCATCAAGTTGTACCCCATTCTCATAGTTGTCTCTCCAAGCATCAAGGAGATAATATACACCTTCAGGCTTATTAACAGCAATAGTTTCCATCTTGAAAGTACCATCAGGCAGCATCTTCTTCTTTTGAATCCAGTAAGGCATAAAGTCCTTTCTGAAGTCTTGGTAGAATTGAGAGAACAAAGTCTCATCACCTTGAAGTAATTCTATTACTTGATTAACCCAAGGTTTAATCTTAGCCACATTTTCCAATAAAGGAATCATGTCATCAGAGTTAATCATGTTCCTTAACTTGTCTATAAGAGTAGCATGAACATAGTCAGCATCAAGGTATCTTGTAAAACCTAAATCATCCTCTTCATACATTCCTTCATAATCAAGTTTAGGTATTTGTCTGATTACTTTTCTTACAGCTTGTGACAGAGACTCTTGTGAACTTACCTGTCTGAAATTAGTCATCCACCCATCCTTATAAGCCTCTTCTTGTCTCCAATCCTCTGCTTCATCATCTACCTCACTGTTACCCTCAGGGTCATCATCATTGAGATTTGCATCAGCAGGTGCAATATAGTTAGGGTCCATTCTAATACCCTCAGTCATTACAAGTAAAGTACTTGCTTCCTCAGCAAGAGCTTTATAAACACTGGGGTCATCAACTATCTTCTTATACTCCTGATTCTTATAAGCAGCTTTCTTCTTGGCAGCTTCTAGCTTTTCTTCATCAGAAAATCTTTCAGATTCATCTATTTCTCCAGCTTCAATAAGAGCATTTTCCTCAGCATTAATCTTATTAAGTTCTTGCTGTATTCTACCCTCCTCTGTATCCTGTACATAAGAATTGAAGATGTTAGATACCCTCTTAAATATACCAGCAGGAGTGTACTTCTTTATAGCAGAGAATCTATCCAAGCTATTAAGTTCAGCCTGTAATTCTTCTCTCTCTACACCACTGGCATCATCAATTCTTCTCTTCAAAGAATCAGCCATTTCCTGCAAGGCATCATCAACTTCATTGCTGAAGAGTCTTGCAATAAGGGTTACTCTATCTCTTCTTGTTTTTGGGTCAAAGAGTAGGTCCACCTTTTGCTGTTCCTCAACAGAAGTAACTCTTGGAGTATCAAAAGAACTGCTAAGTGCCTTATCAAGCTGTTCAGTAGCCTCACTACTTCTCAGCTCCTGAATAAAAGCATTGAGTTCACTGCCTAATGGAATATCCTCAGTAGACTTATTATTTTTAGCTTGCCATAATGATACAAGATTCTTTACAGATTCTACTGTTTCATTTGGAAATTTTGCTGCTAACTCCCTTATTTTAGGAGTTGGTATTAAACATACTGGATTACTCATATATTAAAAGTATTATTTGTGCAAAGGTAAGGAATTTAATTGTAATACACAAGATTTTATTCAAAAAGGTAAAGGGAGAATAAGTGTTTAACTTACCCTCCCTTATAGGAATTATTCAACTACATATTTGACACCACCAAAGATTAAATATTTAATAGTGTTGATATTGACAGGTCTAACTCCAAACTCTTTATCTGTTTGTTGTATATCCATATCAATGCAGTTATATCTGCCATCTCTTGATTCAAACTGAATCTTGTAGCCTCTAAGGACTCTATCTTCACCCTCCTCATAAGGAAGTACAGGATTATTAACCAGCTCAGTAACAAGATTCTTTGCTGCATTTGCAACACCTTTCTTATTGTTCTTAACTGTGTCAATACTATTTGAGAACTGCTCTACAATAGCATCAATCTCTTCCTGTAATTTCCTCTTACTCTTAGGTTTATCCTGCTTCTTGAAGCATACAGTAAATACTTGGCCAGAATGGATGTTCTCCCATATACTTCTAATACCAAGAGTACCATCCTTCTTATCTTCCTTAGTTACCTTTACTGTAGTTTCAAACAGGTCAGCAGAATTAGTATAGTTCTTCAGATAACTCATACCAATCTGAACCTCTTCACCACTTTCAAAGTGAGTAAGCCAAGCAGCAGAACTTGATACTCTGTTCACAATATAGTGAGAACTCTCACTAATAATGGAACCTTGCTTTAACTGATTTATTTGTTCAATAGCCATAATCTTTTTTAGTTATTAATATAATTCCTTGTAACAAATTCCCTCATTAAAGGTTCTGCTAATTCCTTAGCCTGAGGATGTGGAGCACCTGTAGTACCTCTTGCTCTTAGGTCAAAGAAGTGATTCCAATCAGATGTAAATCCAGTTACAACCAATTCTGTCTTTAAGGAGTTTGGTAAAACAGCTCTTGCTTCTTGTGGTTTCCAACCAAGTTTTAATAAAGATAAATAAGAATTTTGAGCATTTTGTAGTGCATCCATGAATACTACTTCATCTTCATTAATTTCAAATGGGGAATACTTTTGTTCAGACCCTTCAATAAGAGAATTACACCAATTTGGAATAACAAAAGTTACTTGGTTATCAAATTTATCCTTAGAATAGTTACAATACCTTGTACTTTCTTGAGCAAAAGACATTACTCTATGCCTTACAAATTCATGGGATACACCTCTATCACAGACAAAGTGTACAGTAACTCTCTTCTCATGGAATACTGTAGGTTCACAGATATACTTTAAGTCTTTGAGCCAATTATTTTCTACTAACACACGCAAGTTAGTAGTCACATAAACATCATTTCCATGATACTTTACTATAGAATATTTATTACCAGCATATCTATCTAATAGTTTATTTGGGGCAGTTTGATTACACTGCTGACATACTGCTCCAGCCCAAAAGAATTGCAGGTATATAGTACCATGTTCCAACATAGCACCATGTCCAGACTTAATCATTCTATCTACAAATGGCTTAGCAGAATCTTCTGTTATCTTATCCTCAGACTTATAACATACTCTACCCACTCTCTCAATCTGTTTATAAACTCCTTCAAGACCAGTAGGCTGTTCCCATATTTCAAAACTTGGCTTAATTAGCTTCATTGCAGAACTCTTTTAATTTTTGAATAAATCTTTAATACTTTCATTATACTTCTTTAAGTTTAGTATGTTTCATACAATTCTCACACCAACATTCAGCATCATCAGTTATGTTATCTATATACTCATTGGTATTAGCATTTACCCATGCCTGTACCTGAATATTGGGGCTACCACACTCACTGCAAACATATCTATGGTTAAGACTATTAGGATAATACAATAAAGTTCCCATAGAGTTCTTATGAACATCTACATCAGGAAAATTACTATTAAACTCTTTAAGATTAAAGGGTTTTATAAGTAAGTGACAACCCTGTTTTGTTGGTATAATACCATGAAGATATAACTCTTCTCTAGTGTTATTAAATGGTAATGTAGAGTCTAACTTAAAATAATTATCAAACCATTCTAAGAGTGACTCCTTTATTTCCATATCATCAACATCTACAATCCATACAGGATTTCTTGACTTCAATTCTCCTGCTGCACTATTAAGTATTCTCCTTGGGTCTCTTACAGTACCACTTAGATTATACTCTGCTAACTTAGCAAGTAGTAAATCTTGCAGATTCTTGAAGTCCTTTCCAGCCACATTGATATAGGCTCTTGCACCATAATGTTCACATAGGAATATTACTTCCTTTTTTACTCTATCAAGATGTTCCCTACTTTTAATGAAGTAAGTTTTAATTGCACTCTCCTTTACCTTCTTGTTCTCACCTTTATGGTCTTTGGCTCTCTGAACAATCTGTAAGTGAAAGAACATATTATTTGCTTCATTAAAGTAGAAGAGCCTCTTGATTAATTCAAAGTTGTCTATCATTATTCCTCAATCACTTCAAAGTCATCAACATTCCAATCCTTCAAATCAAAGATGGCTTTAACATCCTCATTTGTTTTAGGAGCTATGTAATCCCAAGCTTTCTGAGGCAATACAATTTGCTCTTCAACTGCACCTTTAAGGTCACAGTTTGAGTAATCTATATCCTCAAAATACTCACCATCTTCATCCTTTCCAGAGTCAGTAATCTCATAGTCAGATACCTTAATCTTTACAGTTTTACTAAGGGTGACACTTACTGTGACCTCAATTTCCCTTTCAGGATTATCAACCTGATTCCAGGGTGCATTAGGGTCATGTTCTGCCCCTGGGGGGTAATATCCACTTTCAGTCATTTTTCTTTCTTTTAATGTCTGTTATCAAGTTATTCTCTTTAATCAGTCTTCGAGCAATTACACATTCAAGATTCTTAGGTATGCTGATATGCCTTCCCTTATCATTCACATAGATAGCATGGTCTCCATTATGTCTGTTATAATAGAAACCATTAAATTTCACTATCTTTATGAACTCTCTTGATGTATATTGTCTCATACTATACTTTCAGAATATCTTTATACTTTTCATAAGTCTTCATACTTACTCCTTTCTATAATCATCTAATTGTTCATTTAAAGCATCCATTAGAGCTTGAAAACACTTGCTTACTTTGGGATTTACCACTCCAGCTTCTACTGTCATTGCACTATTATTATAAGTCATTTTCATAGCAGCAATAGGTTTTGCAAAGTACTTATAGATTATATTAAATTTCTCTTTACTCATATTATAATTGATTTAATCATTTCTTTTCTAAAGTAAGATAATTGGTCTGAAGTTAGATTTCTTATCCATTTTATTGCATATTTTCTATACTTAGGATGGTTACTTCTATTAAACCTTAATAATAAATATTCATTTAGAGTCATATTAAAAGCTTTATTTGATGTTTTGCTTAAATCTTCTAATAATTATCAGAATTTAATGTTACAGCCAAGGTAAATATAAAAGCAACTAGTGTTATAAGACCAAAGAAGTAAATAGCACTTTCTTTATATATATAATACACTAATATTTCCATAGCAAATATTATGATATATACTATAGTATATACTATAGCTATTAAAATTCCCTTTTTCATATTAAAAAGCTTCTATATAATCAGCATCAGGAAATGTATCATAGACATCATCCCATGCACCATCTCTTTCATGCTCATCATTCTCATCATACCTGTTACTGTAGGTTTCCCTATGTCCATCCTTAAAATGAATTATAAATGTCATACTTCACCACCTAATTGTTTTATTCTATCATTAATATACCAAATAGCCTTCTTCAAATCTTCAATCTCTTTCTGATTATCTGTAAGGCTTGCATCTTGTTTATGCCCTGCTCTAAGTATATACTTAATAGCATTGCCTAAGCAAAAGTCCATGTGCCTTGTTATATCAATCACCTCAATTCCACACTTATCTTTAAGCCATGTGTAATGTGGGGGATGATTAACATTGTCAATCTTCTGTTCCATATTATTTTTTTAATGTACCCAGCAGGATGCCAGTTCAGGAACTGCCTTAATAGATACTTTCTTACAAAAGATATTAGCTGCATATTCCATACACTCACTTAACTTCTTAGCTTCCTGCTCTGCAATTTCCTCAGGTGGCTCTATCAAGTATTCATCATGTACATCATTAGGAATAAGGACTTTGAATATAAGCCCATCATTAACTAAGTGATTGAAATACCTGATACCTGCTATCTTAGTCATTGCAGCAGCAGTTCCTTGAGATGGATAGTTACATGACTGATTATCAGATGCACTCTTTCTCTTCCATAAGTGTTTCATCACTGACACATATACAGTTTCCCTGTTAATATCAATGAATCTCTCCTCTATCTTACCTGCCTTTTTAACCTTATATGAATACCTAACAGCTATTTCTTCAATAGGAACACCTTGGGCAAACCTCTTTGCAATTTCTTGCATGACAGATGGTGGAATCTCAGATATTACTCTGCCACTATCTCTTGCAGCTTTGTATATATCCCAGAAATCTTCCATACCATTCTTTCTCCTTTCAATACCTTTCAGTATAGGATAGTCATAGATGTATGCCCTTAGTCCAGTTATCTTTGAGATTAGAATATAGCCTCTATTCCACATATCTCTCTTTTGTATCTTAAAATAGCTTGCTATACCATTAAATCTCTTGAAATAGTTGTTATAAATCTCAGTTGCAAAGTCCACAGGAATGTTACAATTAGTTGCCATTGTAGGAGCCTGACCATTATAATTGAAACAGAATCTTGCCTTCTTAGCCAAATCTCTAAGGTCTTTTCTTACCTTCTTGACATCCTTCTCTGCAACCCCATCAAGGTCTTTAGGGAAACACATCTTGGCTACAAAGGAATGTCCATCTCTTTGGTCAGGGTCATTATAAAATGCAATCCATTCCCTATCATTGGATAGTTCAGTGAATACATGACCCTCTTGGTCTCCATAATCACAATCTACCAGCAAATGACCCTTTTCAGGTACAAATGCTGCCCTTGTTTCTTCTGTGGCTGGCAGTTGTTGAACATTAACACTCTTATTATTTGCTTGTGTAGGAGTGTCTTTGTTCTCATCTGCCTCCTCTGCAATATCATCATCTTTAGTCTTACCTCCTTTACCCTTTCCTCCTGAACCACAAGATAACCTACCAGTATCCATCATTTGATTGAATGTTGGGTGGATTCTCTGTGTAACAGGATTAATGGCATCAAGGAAGTTCTGACCAAAAGATGTCACTACCTTGAAAGCTGCTGAATACTCCAAGTATAAAGGAACAATGCTACTCTTACTTGCTTGCAACTCTATAAACTTAGACTCTACAGACTTTTTCATCTTGCCTGTTTTCTTGTCTTTGACTAATAGGTCAAACCCAAGTTCCTCAAACAATCTGATTACCTGCTTAGAACTATTCCAGTTAATGATACATTGAGGTCCAGTATCAAATTCAGCAAATAATGAGGGTTGTGGTATTACTACATACACATTATCTGCAAGTTTGGCTGGCTTGCCTCTCCTGTTAGTATCATAGTTTCTTGCAATGTTAGAGGTATCTCCCTTCTTCATTACATAGTCCACTACCCAATCATTGAGTTTCTGTTCAGCAATCCTTAACCTCTCAGCATCCTTATCCATCTTAGCCTTCCACTTAATAGGGTCAAGTTTAATACCACAATATTCAATGTATGCAAGAACCCTTACAAACTCATTCTCAATATTAAGTGCCACTTTCTGACCTCTTGCATTGATAGTAATAAGCTGTAAGTTCATAATATCCTCAAGATGCACTACATCATTTGCTGCATAAACTATAACTCCTTCTGTCATCCCAGCATGTATCTGTCCTCTTATAGTCTTATCAAGATAGATATGTAAATACCTATCACAACAAGCCTGTAAAGAGAGAGATACAATACCAGGTGGGAATCCAAGAAATAGAATCTTTTCAGCTAAATAAGTATCATAGACATTTCTGACTACAATATGTTCCTTATACAGCCATCTTAAATCAAACTTTGCATTATGGATAATGAATAATCTGTCACTTTCAAGATAATCCTTATACTGCTTGACATCAATAGTCATACAATCTATTACAACCTGATTTTCCTTATTACCAAGTTGAAGGGTAAGTAATTTACCCTGCCATATCTCTGTACCTGTAGTTTCAGTATCTAAACCTACCACTCGAAGAGGCTCTAATATTTTGAGAGACTCCTCTACAGAGATACACTTATACTTAGCATCAGGAAACTCAAATAGTTCTCTCTGACCAGTAACAAAATATATCATCATTCAAATGTTATAGTCCATCCATAACCCTCAACAAAGTCTATAGATTTGACAACTGCCTTGGCTTCTTCAAGCTTATATCCTACCACAATCATTGGACCCCCTGATGGGTCAATAAACTTATTTCCTCCCTGAACTTCACCTACTCTTAATGTAGGTATATCAGTTTTAAGTACATAAGTTTTAGAATCAGTACCATCAGGTTTAGTCATTTTCTTGAGATAGTTTTTAGCTCTATATCTGGATTTAAGTTTTATAATATCTTCCATTATTTCTTAGAATAAGCAATAAGACTTTCAAAGTCAAAGACATACTTATACTTTTGGAAGAACAGGCTACCAAGAATACCATGAATCTGTACACCAGACTCCTCCTTGACAATAGCAAAGGCATCATCTAAGTTATGAATGCAGAAATCACCTACAAACTCTTGTCCTTTATAAGTGATTGTCATTTCACAGAACTCAGTGTTCACCTTATTACCTTCAATTCCTGCTACATCCATGTTTTTTTCCTCTATCTTCTTGTGGTCAAGAAGAGGAAGAATAGAGCTATTGATTTGGGAGATATTACTTCCAGTGTCCAACAAGAAGTTAAGTTTCTTATCTCCATTATAGAATGTTACCACAGGCAACTCTACCAAATCCATAGCCTCTTTGAAAGACATATTTACCCTCTTGCTCTGCTTGCAGTAACCTTCTACACCATTAATAATAATAGATAGAATGATTACTGCAAGCATAATACCAATTATTTCTAATACCATGCTTCATGCTTTTTAGTTACTACTTGACACCAGAAGTACCAAATCCTCCTCTGTTATCATCACCCAAGTCATCTACTCCCACAAGTTCAATGCCTGAACTCAGTAGCCATTTAATCTTCTGCCACATAGTAGCTTTCTGACTAAGCTGTATCCTAAATTGACAGATTCTATCACCTGCTTCAATAGTGGTCTCTCTCATAGGAGAACATACATAGTGCCACTGGTCATCATTGCCATTATATGTGTTATCCACTACACCTTGACCATTTGGGATGAATAATCCTAACTTCTTAGGACCACTACTCCTTGAATCAATAATAGCTTCAAATCCTTGTGGTAGTTGCATTGCAACTCCAAGAGGAATATAATAGGTAGGAATCTCTATATCCCTATGATCTACTCTCTCTCCTTCAACAGTTTTTCTTTTGAGGACATCAGCCTGTGGTGCAGGAATAGTGATATTTATGGCAGACCTCAAATCTATCCAGTCACCATTCTCATTAATCACAGGCACACAGCCTTCAGTCAATACTTTTACTTTAATTTTCAGTTTCATGTTTCCAAAATCTACTTGTTATATCTACTAACTCCTTATCATTAACCTTATAGAATCTCTGGTTAGTAGTCTTACTGTTAAGTGGGCCAAATTCTTCCTTATATGGCCCAAGCTTGATAAAATCAAAATTACTAAGTTCAATATCCTTACTAAGCTCTTGTCTACCACTATACCATCCAACTTTTAACTCTGGATAATATTCCTTAATGTCCTGTGCAATATCATCTACTTCACTTGGATTAGCATCACCTCCCATAATACAAACACAAGAGATACCTTTATTAGAGTCTATCAAATTAGTCAAGTGTTGTAAATCAAGGGGTTCTCCTATATCCTGTGCCAAGTAAGAGCTATGACAGCCCTTACATTGACATGGACAATTAGATATGTTAATAGCAAGAGTTATTTCATCAGGTACCTCCGCAAAGACTACTTTTGTATCTACATACTTCAACATATCATAGTTTTAATCCATCAGCAGTTGGTGCTACATAATCTCCAGACTTAGGGTCTTTGCCCTCAGGATATGGGTCAGGACTATTAAGAGTCTTTAAGTGCATACCTAACCACATGATACCCTCTTGTAACTTAGTTACTGCAAGGCTCTTCTCTCTTGTAGAAGAAAGCTCCTTCACTCTTTGAAGTACCTCATCAATATCCTTTCTGAGCTGTTTTGTTTTAACTATTTCTGATTCCATATTATTTAATATTTTTACTATAAACTCTTTTACTTGCTTCTATTTGTCTATCCTTACCAAAAGCCTTAATAGGTCTAAGATACCCAATTACCCTTGTATATTGAGTAATGTTCTTACTATGACACTTTGGGCATTCAGTGATAGGATGCTTAGTAATGTAACCACAATCACCACACTCACTATTAGGAATATTAAATGTGAAGTAGTTAGTTCCATTAGCTATTGCAAAGTCTATCAGTTTGAGATATTGTTCCTTACTAAGGTGGTCTTCAAGATTAATATGACAAGCTGAGCCTCCATCACAATATTGTGCTGTCTGCCTTCCATGCAGAATCATCTTATCTAGTACTGAAGTATCATCATGGGCATCAAAGAAATATGAGTTATAAAGATTTTCATCTTCAGGAACCCAATAGCCATCCTTTTTATCCCATCTATAATTCTTACCACCAAGAGATTCAGCAGGAACTACCTCAGAATTAAACAAGAAAGGTCTCTTCTTGTCATGGATAGAGTGTAACTTGTTCTGTTCCTTAATAGTGCCAAGAATAAGCTGCAAGAACTTAATATATTCAGGATTATTAGACACCTCAAGACCTAAGAACTTAGCTGCTTCATTTAAGCCATTAATACCAATGGTACTATACAACTTGTTCATGTGTATATAGCCACCATTACAAGCTGCAAACATACCTTTCTCTTCTTGCTCATAGAGCATAGTCTTATAAGCTATATGATACTTGTAGACTCTTTCAAGAATATTTACTAAGTAATCATTAAGAAATGAAGTATTTTCTGTCCATCCTCCATGTTGCTTTAAGCCATAAGCTTTATCACAATCTTGCACAATCCTATTAATATTAAGAGTAATAACATGACAGCTACCAGTCATAACACCAGTAAGACCTGATGTAGGATTAAATGTATTCTCTGTAAATTCATTCCTCAATCTACAACATGATGCAAGACTATCAGCACTATCTGAAATATAGGTAAAGAATGAGTGTCCTTCTGCATACATTTCTGCACAGAAGTCTTTATATTCCTTATCTATAATATCTTTGCCATCATGTACCATTGCTAATGTTTCAACAGGGAAGGTCAAAATCTTCTTGGTTCTAAGTTTATTGAAGAATTTCATAAACATCTTCTGAAGAACATTAATTGCAGTCCATTCAGGTTTAGTTCCATCAGGATAGCAAAATTCTCCAAATAATGAACTAAAATATGTATGGTCATAATAAGACACATTTGTAAATGGACTCTGATATGACCTATTACCAGCAGGTTGATTAACACCATAGATAAACTGCTTAAAAGCTTTCTCTATGAAATCTCTGACCGTCCTTTGAACCTTACAATGAGAATTTGTTACAACACAATCAAGCTTCTCATACCACTTATCTCCAAACTCTGCAATAATGTAATAGTTTAGAACAATGAAATATTCTCCAAAGGCTACTGCACCTTTACATTGGGAAGAAAGCAAGAAGGCAAGATTAGTTATTTGTCCACTAAATGATTGTAAATCATTAGGATGAGAAGGTGTTATACCATCTATATTACCTACACCTTCTGTCATAAGTGGGTAAAGAGAATCTGCTTGACAATAGAATTTCAAAGTAGGTACACTAGCTTCATCATGAGGATAGATTATATGATTCTCAACATCTATTTTATATTGCTTTGCTACCTCTGGATAAAGGACATTAAGTTCATCCTTCATTCTCTGTCTCTGAATAATTCTATTCTCTACCTTATAAACTTCTCCATCAAGATTGGCAACATTCTTCTGAGTTACATTAGCATTAGGGTCAGTCTCTGAAGAACTAGCAGCATTATCATCAGAATCTTCATAGTTAGACATATAGTCAATTCTTCCTCTAATGAACCTAGACTCTTCATGTTTATTTCTATAAATGATATAACTCTTTGCTACATCAAAGTGCTTCTCATTCATAAGTATATCCTCAACTTTATTTTGGATTTCTTCAATACCTATTGTATCTCCTTCCAAGGTACTAAATAGGGCATGAATCATATCTCCAAGATATTGAGGCATCTCCTTATTACAAGACTCGAAGGCTTTTTTTACAGCTCTGTTAATCTTACTGATGTCAAATTCTTCTTTGCTTCCGTCTCTTTTTATTACCTGCATAATTATAACAATTAAAGATTATCAAAATTGTCCCATAATTTTCTAATTTGATTCTGAGTCTCCTCTTTTATATCTACTATAGGAATGTTCGGGGCTTTAACCCCTTTTAGATGTTCTACTCCTTCGTATATATCATACTCTGCATCTGGGTAAGGAGATATATAGTGGGGATTACTACTACAGGAGTAGTCACTGCAAGAATCACAAAATTGACTACCTGCTTGTCCACTGCTACAACCACTCATAGTTCATATAACCATTCTCTTAAATTATTAGGACCAGTCTCACTGATGCCCATAGGCACTTTAGGTCTAGAAGTGAGATAAGAGTTAAGCTCTTTTCCTATTACAAAAGGACTTCTCATTTCAATTTGGTCATTCTTTCCAAACTTCAATGTACCTTGTGCTCTAGTAAAGGGGCAATTCCATACAAGAGGGGTTAAAGTCCTCTTATTGACCACAATAAAATCATAGTCAAGCAGCTTGAAGTCTTTGAAGTACTCATCCTTATCCATATTCTGTCTTATAATAGACCAATATAGTCTGGCTTGAATATCATATCTCCAATCTACAAAAGATTTATAGAAATCCCACTCTGTATGGGAACTTGTTTTCAAATCTACTGGCTTTACCCACTTCTCTTTATGATTGACTATAATTAAGTCAGCCATATTTCTATAGGTTATACCATCAAACTCTCCCTTAAACTTCAACTGATATAATCTTTCAATATCAGGCTCAAAAGGATTATCATCTGCAAAGTATAACTTGGTAGAACTACCCTCCTTCAATGCCCTAACTGCATTAACTACATCTTGATAAGTCTGAGTATCTATGATACACCTATCACCTGCCACAAACAGCAAATTATAGTAGTCAGTACCTTTCTCTCTGATAACCTTAGCCCTTGTTTCAGGCTTCCAATTCATTTGGTAGTTTTGGTATTCAGTTTCTCTAATAATTGAATTATCAGGTATATTAAGCAGGCTTCTATATGTTCCAGCATATTGCTTGTACAATGATTTTATTATCTTCACAATAGAGTCAGGTATTGAGGGAAATTCAGCTACCATGAATCTTTCATCAAACTCCTCTTGTCCACCTGTAATGATAGAATCTACAGCAGAGCCAAAAGTAAGAGAAGGAGTTTCTATCCTGTCAAATAGCTTATCCAAGTTATTAAACCCTTCCCTTTCATATCTTGCAAGAGTAGAGTAGCTAAGTGCAGGGTCTGCTCTATACTCCTCTTCACTTACCTGCCATGAAATATCACGTAAACTCTTCATCATCTGTATGAGTTAAAGTTAATTGGTAATCTATTTCTGCCTTAAGAGTCTGTAAAACCCCAAGTCTTTGCTTTACCTCTCTTATAGTAGCATCCACATTATCCTTGAAAATAATAGGATTAGGGTCATATTCCAATACAGGCAATTTATTAGCTTGTTGTATCAGTTTGTGAATTACATTCTGTTGCATAGTCTTTGATTATTTCTATTGCCTGTAAGAGCTGTCCCTTGGTATAAACTTCAAAGTATATAGACCTCCTTCCAGTACTAACCAATACATCATCAAGATACTTTATAAACATCTTCTTCTTAATATAGAAGACATCATTTTCAATTCCTTTAGCCTCAATGTAAACATCTAAGCCATTATAATTGAAGTAAAAGTCTGGTGTGTATTTTATACTTATTACTTTGCCTGTTTTCTGAACAAGTATCTTTGAATGGCATGTATTTACTCCCTCAGATATTCTCCTTATCTTCTGCTTGTCAGTCTCCTTGTCATAGTAGAGAGTGATAGGACTAAAGCCATCCCACAAAGTGAAAGTAATTGGTTCATATTGAGGAGTAAACCCCTGTTGAAGAAGAGTATTATATATGCTCTTCTCCAACTGGGATTTGAAGGTTATACCTTTAGAGCTACTCTGTGTGGCATTTCTAATTTTCTTATTTGCCACTTCTGAATAGCTCTTTAAGGATTTCTCTTACAATGCTGCAAGCAGTCTTGGCATCTTCAACAGACCTGAATGCTGCAAAGTTTCTGTAGTTCTTGATATGAGCCTTATTGGCCTTGGTAATCCTTCCATCAAGCATGGAAACTACATAGATTTCAGGACTCTTCTCAATATGGTCTTCATACTTCTTGTCAAGCTCAATAGCCACTTCTCTGAGTACTATGGAGAATGCAGCAGCAGGATACACACTGTCAATGGTATTAAGGTAGCTATACATTTTCTCTACCTTCCAGTTAAGTTTCTTTGCTAGCTTTTCAACATAGTAGTGAAGATTCATATGTGACTCAGTAGGCATAACTTTGTCTACATCAAAGTCAGAACCAGGTGAGGTAGTAATAATACCCCTATCAATCAGTTTAGGCAAAGTTGCCTTGGTAACTACTACACTTTCTACCACAGTTCCTTCACCAAGCAGAGGGTGTTTAGTCTTAGTTACCTTGGTAAGAGTGTCTCCAATCTGTACTTCTTTTCCATTTTTCAAATAAAATTTTTCCATTGTTTTTTGTTTTTTTTTGTTTAATACTCTTGATACCATTTAATTGGTACCCCATATTTATCTTTACACAAATTACTTATAGTAGCAAACAATTCAGATGGCATTCTCTTATTAAGTCTTGCATAGTATGCTGGATGCTCAATTTCAAGGATGTCATTGAATTGTTTGTTAATATAGGGCTTGAATGTTTTAGCCTGCCTCCCAAATAGAACATAAATAATGCCAGTCTCACACTCTGATAAGTGTTTTAATAAGGTAATTATAAATGGTCTCCATATCATCACATGAGAACCAACCTTATTCATTTCTACTGTGAGAGCAGAATTTATCATTAGTATTCCCTGTTTTGCCCAACTCTCCAAAGTGGGGTCAAAGATACAACTATTCTTTGGAACTTCAAAATTTATAGCTGCCTCTTTAACAATTTGTAGAGATGGAGATAAATTTTTCTCTTGCACATCAGCCCTATTTCCAAATAGTATGCCAGTTGCAACTCCCTTTTGTGGATAGGGGTCTTGACCTAACATAACTACTTTTAAGTCCTTGAAAGGACAAAGCTCAAATGCTCTGAACACATCAGGTTGGGCAGGACATAGAGGTTTCCTCCTATATTCTTGTCCAACCTTAGTCATTACATTGTTTAGCTCTGTCCTATCAATTACTTTCATCCAATCTCCAAAGTATTCATCTGATGTCATATCAACATCATTATGTCATCTATATTGTCAATAAGGCATTCATTTAGTGCATCATTAGAGCAGGTAGATGGAGTAGGCTTGATAGGCTCTATAAAGAACTTATCAAAATTATCTACTATGACCTGTACTTTTTTGTCCTCTAGGTCACTGCTGAATCTGTAATTGCCTATTGGGGAATTTACATCCTTACTTGTATAGCAGGGAATCAATTTCTTAATAATACCTTTATTAACCAGCTTATCAGGCTCTAAGAATACTTTGGGGCTGACATGGCACACAGGTCTGTAATAGACCATAGTATTATCATTATCCCTAGTGTGTACACTTCTTGCAGTTAATGTACATAATAGTAATGGAGTGTAGCTCTCATCAAAGATGATACCTTTGCCACCATAATACACTTCACCCTTATTGGTAATTATCTTCTGCAATCTTTTACCATATCTTACATTAGTAAATAATTGAGTTATAATACTATCAAAGGTTCTTCTCTCTTGGCTTGGTGTATTATCATATAATGGCAGTATTATCCTTTTGATTCCCATAATTGTGGGATGAGACATATTGTATGAAACCAGCTTTTCAAAGTGTACTCTTGCAATCACAGGTATCTCTACCTCATCATTGTTTACTTCAATGACAAGGCTTCTTCTAAATACATTGTTACTATCAAGAGATAGATTCATTTCAAGCTGCTCTGGATTGCCAGACTCACCAATAGTGAAAACATTCATTACATTACGTACAAATCTTGGCTTAAATTCCATTATATTTCAGTTTTAAGATACATTGTTTCTGCATTATACGTGGTAAGGAATGGCAGGTCTCTGTCAATGAGAGGCTCACATTGATTAGCACAGAAGTTTACAAACAAATTAACCATATAAGATGCAATCATATTTGCACAGAAGGTAGTTTGTTTATAAGAGCAGATAGTTTCATCAGCTTCTGCATCAGAGAATAGGAACTCATTATTGTACCTATTGATGTTGTACTCATCATCTCCCTTGATACACAATATCTGAAATTCTTCTGCTGCTAATCTACCATCAATAAACAAGCAATCTCCTCTATCCTCTTCTGGTTTGGATTGAACATGACTCAACCACTTATTAAAGAAGATTTTTCTTGCTTCCATGTTATCAAAGCCACAAATCATAATGTCTGATGCTTCAGATTCATCAGTAAATCTCTCACTTATTGCAAAGACACTGCTATAGCCAGCATAGTTCCTAATCATCTCAGCTAGTGCAGATACCTTAGACCTACCTAAATCAGATTGACCATATAACTGACCTGACATATTGACAGTTTCCACTATGTCATTATCATAAATAAACATAGAAGCTGGCTTCATTCTTGCCAATAAGAAGCCTACATAGCTACCAATACCACCTACACCTGCCAAAATGACAGTCTTCTTCTGAATGTTCTCATACCAAATAGCAGAACTAAACCTGCTTGTAGCTTCATCTACAAGCAAAGTTGCAGAGTTTGTAGGTATTTCTTGATGTGCATCTTCTACAGCTTGGTCAAGGATAGCTTGCTCCTCCTCTGAAAGTTCAAAGTCAATACTGTCACCATCATCTTCTATAACACTGTCTGACACAGGTATAGAATTTTCATTGGGATTTCCCATAAGGGAATTATCATAAGCCTCCTGCAAAGTTGCAGGAAGGTTTTCTTGAGTTGCTATTTCTTCATTCATAATATTAAATACTTTTGAAGTGCATCAATATACCCTTTGATATAACCATTTTCAGGGAGTTTTGTAAGCTCCTCTATCATATCATGGGCACAAATAGCACAAATTTCTGTTTCATCATAGCCAAGCTCTTCTAATTTCTCATCTGTCACATACCATGTCAGATAATCTGTATAGGTATCTGCCCACGCTTTGAAATTTTTCATGCCTTCTTCACCCTTACCAAATCTCTTTTCATACAATGCAGGCATTGACCTAGCCCATTTGGTAATGTCAATCTTACTACCATTAGAGATAATAATACTACCTGTAATCAATTGAAGTACAAGAGACTTCAAAGTAACTTTATCAAATGTTACCTGACCATAAGGTAGATTATAGTTATCATCAAATGGCAAATCATCTGCATTATCAAAGAGAGTTGGCTGAGTCACCTTAGGCTTATTAACCACCTTCTTGACAAGATTTGCTGAACCCACCTTTGTACCATAGGAATTAGCAATAACAGGCTTGTAACCACCTTGATATACAGGTGACTGAACTTTCTTAGCTCTCTCTGCTTTAGCTTGCTTGATTTCCTCAAGCCTTGCTGCCATATCTGGAAAGGAATAATTCTCACCTTCTTTCTCTATTTTAAGATAGAACCATTCAATCTCATCTGCATCACTTACATATTCCTTAGTATCATGCTTTTCACCATCACCAAAAAACTCGTAAGATACAGACTCTTTAACCTGCTTTGACTTGATTCTCCTTGTGATTGCAGCAGTATAGGAACCTGCATTATTTACAATGAGAGATACAAAGTTATTTCTATCCCTACCTTCCTCCTTTAGAGTAGCAGTATCTGTTCCACTAAAGAAAGTACTCATATTGTTATGGGAATGTATAAGACCCATCTGACAATCAAGCAGTTCAGGATTTTCACACATATAGGCTATCACATCAGGATTCATATCAAACTCTGTATAGGCTTGAGTACCAATATCCATGATGTAAATATCCACACATCTTATTACAAGGTCATTGTTCTCAAATGAGCCTTCATGTGTAAAGAATAGTGTGCCTGACCATTCAGTACTCCACACCTTCTGACAGGCAAACCTTATCTTTCTTTCCACTTCTGCTGGAATAATCAACTTATAATTATAGGTACCTGACTTCTGTACCAAGTTGATTATCTTCGTGGGTTGCTTTACTTCTTCCATATCTGTAATTTAATACTCTGAGTATTGTTGTTAATATGTATAATGCAGCCTGAGTATCAAGAATTATACTCTTGTTCTCATTCCTCACTTCTGCAATATCTGTAATATTTACAGTTATCTCTTTTCCTTTGAATACACAGACTTTCTTGCCTATATACTGAGCATAGTTGTTTACATTATTCCTACCTCCATCATAGTAAATCTTCCCATTATCTATGATACATTCTTTCAAGATACCTCTCCTCTTCAATTCTGTAAACCTGGCAGTTAGCTTCTCTTTATTAAACTGGTCATTATACCACTTAATAAACTCATTGCTAATAAGTACAATAAACTCAATGAGTGACATACCAATAGAATAAGAGCCATTTACATAATTGAATTTAAGCTTCTTTAAATTGATAAAGTCTTTTACAAACTCCTTAAACTCATCAGAATCAAGAACATCTCCATAGTAGCCTGGTGATAGATATGTAATAAACCTGTCTATACCCATCTCCATGCCATCAGTACCTAACTTTTCCAAATATCTATAAGGTCTGCCAGCAATGGATTCTACAGTTACATACTTACTTAGCTCAAGACAAAACATATTCCACATATCCTCATTATAATCCCTATTGAGGACACTAATAGTACCATTAATAGGACCACTACCTGTACAAGGATTTTGAAATTGGGTGAAATCATTTGTAGGAATACTACTGATATGACTGTGCATATATCTACTACTAATGTGGAGCATAGTATATTCTGACCTGTTAAGTGTAAATCCTCCATTCAATGTGCCATTATACATTACTTTCACCTTAGCCCATAGATGGTTAATATCCACAAATCTATCATGCTCATTAGTTACCCTTACATGAGGAAAATGTACAAGAATGAATATATTATTGAACTTAGTGCTGCCAATTCCCTCCTTTACTGTAGTATTTGTAAGCACATTAACAACCTTTTCTACTTGGTCTTCAGGTAAATCAGTAATAGCCTGTGCTTTATACATGCTCCAGTCATTCCTATTCATGCTTACATAATCACCATAAGGGATATAAGTAGATAAAGGCTCTATATTCATCCAAGATTTGAACTTGTCCAAACTCCAATATCCCTGCATATCAACTTTATCTTCTCCAAAGAAGTCATTGAATATACCTAATACTCGGAGTGGCTTATCCATCAAGGAGTTATATAGTTCCTCTATCTTCTCATCAATTAATTTAATTGTTTCTCCACTCATATTATTGTAAAAAAAGTAGGTAAGGGGGCATTTCTAACCTCCTTACCTATTGTTACTTACCTTTGGATACCCATTCCTGCGAACATATCATTAACCTCATCATCAGAGTAAGAGGAAGCTAACTCAGGCTCACACTCCTCAGAAGGTGCCTCATTTAATTCAGCCTTACCCCCAAGAATATCAATCACTTCCTCTTTCTCATAATCCTCAATTGTGCCATTTTCCTCAAGGATTTCCACCAACCTACTGATAGCAGCTCTTGCTACAGTATCAACACACTCACCATTACTTGCAGGTGCTACAGGTGCTTCCACCTTTTCCTCCTTCTTAGCCTCAGTTTTAGGAGCAGCAGGAGCAGGCTTTGAAGCACTATTACTCTGTACCAATACAATAAGGTCAGCAGTCTTACACATAGTGAAGTTCTTGCCAAACTTCTTCACACAAGCATCCTGTAAACCCATAGACTTGATGGCACTGTATGCCTCAGCTCTACTCATTGTAGCAGCACCACTTCTGATTTTCTTATTGGTGTTAGTAAGCATGAAAACCAACTCATTGGTGACAGTTCCCTTGTAAGGAACATCATGTGGTAGAACTGAAGCATCATTCTTCAATTCAACCTTTGATGTGCCTTCAAAGAAGGTCATACCATCATAGTCAATACCATTGGCTCTCAAGTCACTCTTCAACTCAGCAAGGGTCGTGGCTGCTGACATAATAACACTCTTCTTCTGATTCTTAGTCTGTACGACTGTAATTTTTCTTGCTTCCATGTTTTCACTTTTTTTATAGAATTGAACTTAAAAACTTTAATCTATTTGAAAGGGCAAATCATTCCAATCATTGTCCTCTTGTCTTGAAGAGATAAATAAAGGCTTGATTATTCTAAGGAACTCATCTTTGCCCTTAGCCTTATACAAGTCTGAAATATCTTTCCCTTCATTAAAGGGTGGTAATACTACATTAGTAAACCCTGTTTCCTCAGCTAACTTCTGAGCATCTTTTAATCCTGGCTCATCATTATCTAAGCAAATGAAGATTTGTTTATATCTCCTTTTCAGTTCACTAATTGCAGTATCACTTATCCTATATCCCTCACCTTGAATGGCAAGAGATGGTATTCCTGTATTAGCCCATAGACATAAAGCATCCTTCAATGAAGAACAAATGCAAATCTGTTCCCCATATTCAGGTACTTTAGTCCATAGGCTAATTACAGAGTTATCATGTTTGTTACTCCATTTATAACCATTCTTATTAAAAGGTTGATATATCTTTAGAGTAACTTTACCTTCCTTGTGTTCTACATAAGCATAAGCATATTTGTCAGCCCCAAACACATATCTATGACCATCTTTAATGATAATTTTATGTGATATGGGATAAACTTCTGCATACTTTAGCCAATCAAGACTTATTCCATAGGATTTCCAATATTCAACATCATAAGATGTCCAATCTCTGACTTTGCACTGTAAGTCAGTACTCTTTCTGCATTCAATGGTACTTCTCACAGCACATGGAATATGTTTATGAACATTAGGTGTTCCTATAGAGCAGAGCTTTGGTATGTCCTTGCTTATCCTTGTTATGACTTCCCTGTAGTTGCACCCCCACATCTGACAAAGGAGGTCAAATACACCTCCTCTATCTTTGGTTGCAAAGTCCACAAAATATATCCTCTTTCCATTAGGAGAGTACAGGCCAAATGATGGCTTGTTATCTTTCCTAAGAGGACTATGTATAATACAAGGAATTTCAGTGACTCCTAGATAGAATGACAGAATATTTGCCTCTGTTGTCTTTTCTAGGATGTCACTTAAAGTAACAGAAGATTTACCTTTACTGACAGCCATGCTTTTTTTTTCTGAGAGATTACTACTTATTTTCCAAAGTCCCAAGGTGTACTACCAGCATTATTGCCAGCAGCAGGGAAAGGCATATCACTTGAACCAGAGTTATTGAAGTTAGTAGCTTCAACATTATACTCCTTCAAGTTCCCTACAGTAACCTTATCACCTACAATAAATTCAGTAGTGGAATAAGCTCCAGAAGCCTTACTTTCCTGCAAGTCTGCATCCAACTTGCTGTAGTCAGTGATATTGTTTTTCAAGAACATCTGATTATAAACAGCCTGATACTGCTTGTTATCATCAGTGGTTTTTACACCAAATAGCACCTTAACCTTGTTATTAGGCTGCAATGCAATAACATCTTTCAGCTCCTTGAAGTTACCCTTGAAGTAATCCTCAATGTGCTCAAGTCTTGCCTCACAATCTTCAGGGTTATCTACCATAACCCAAGTATCATTAACATACTTCATTACATTAGGAATGTTGAGGTATGCCTTGATGAAGTTAGTAAGCTTTTCCTCACCATGATAAGCAGGTCTGTAGTCCTTATCAATGTTGGCAGGACCATTCTTATACATAGGAATTTCATGTGCCTTAGCCTGCTCAATAGTAACCCAAGCAGTTCTACCATACTTATCAATTACCTGTACTTTAGTCTGTTCTCTGTTGTATCTGTACTCCTTTCTGATGGAGAAAGGCACTTTGGTAACAAACTCTATACCACCACACTTCTCAGCATCAGTCTTAACAATGAAGTCAAGTCTGACATTCTGTACTTTATGCTTATCCTCACCTACCTCAACTTCACTGAGATATTCAGGGTCATTTTTAAGTTGGGTATCATACAGCTTTTCAAGCTCTGCTTTGCTAGGATTTACAGCCAAAACAAATACAGGAGCTACACCTACATATCTCTTTACTGTATTACCTTCTTTACTTTCTGTTCCTTTACTGAATGCCATAAAAGCATATCCAACTTTTTTATTATTCTTGTTCATATTCTTATTTTTTAGTTTCTAATTAATCTTCAAAGGGCAGTTTGTCACCATCTTCTACATCATTGTTGAAAGGATTAGTAGGGTCAAAAGGAGACTCTTCGCCAGCCTTTACTTCTGTTTCAGGTGCCTTCTCAGTATCATCTACTGTCTCAAGAGCAACATCTTCAACTTCAGGCTCCTCTATATGAATCTCATATACATTAGCCTCTTCATTGAATACTACTACACCAGCCTTAGGTTCATACTTAGTAACCTTTACAGGCTTACCATCCTTACCAACCTTACCAGTATCCTCTACCTTCTTGACAACCAAGTCTTCACTTGTGAGTCCATCTGTCAAAGACTTGACACCCATCTCATGTCCCTCAATCTCCGCAGTTAGAGCATTATACTCTGCATTGAGTTCATCAATCTTGGCAGCAATCTTGTTCTTCTTTACTACCAAAGGATTAACATTCTGTGCAATTCTCTTTACACCTGCAAACTGTCTAATTGTCAATGTTTTCATAATTGTTTCTTTTAATATATTAAAATAATCTTGTTGTCTTTACTTAATTTATACACATTATACTTAGCAATATAATACTCAATTGCAGTTACATAATAGTTAATACTTACTCGTATTGATATATGGGATAATATTTTAATAAGTAAGTCAATCATACTTTTTTCTTTTCCCTTTTCCAATAAGAACTCTTCTAGCATTTGCAACTGATTACTCGCATTAAATGGTGTAATACCATATATTTGTTTACTAAGTTCTACTGTCTTCTCTCTATCCATAATATTCTTTCATGGCTTCCACCACTACTCCCAAGTCATTAGGGATGAAGTCCTCTGTAAACATCTCAGCAGGAGATTTAGCAGGGATTTCTACCACACCATCCATGAATCTATGAGTGTAAAATCCATAGGCAGCAACTCCTTTATCATTATACTTAATAGCTGAATATAATACCATAGGTACAACTTCTACAGGATTATATTGACTATCAAGTAATTGACCAATAGTACTAACTTTATACCCTACTGTTGTTTTATCACTTTGCACATCTTCACTATGAAGAATAAGGAATACATTAATATCTTCTCTCATATTCTCAATAGTAGATATAATTTGTTGAAAGTGCATAGCCAACTCTGTATATTTACTATATCCTGCCTCCTTTGCTCTCTTAAAGTACTCTTTTCTCATAATGTATATAGCATCATCTATGATGATATTGTGTACATAAGGTGCCCCTTTATCTATCCCCTGAAGCATATTAATAGCTTGAGTATAGTCATCAATTCTAAATAGATTTTTAGCATCCTTATTATACAAAGCATTACTTCCCTTAAAAGGAAGTTTCTTACCGAGCACATTAAGTACTACAGTTTCTTTCGGGTCAAGTCCCCTAATACTGCTAGATTTACCAGTACCACTTTTACCTAGAATAATAATTGCATTTGCCATTGTTTTTGTTTTATAATGTTACTTTTACTTGAAAAGGGCTGCAAATTTATGAAATATTCTCCACCTGTGCAACTCTTTATTCATTTTATTTATTCCATAACTAAAGAAAGTCTTAGCAGTTTTGCTCTTCCTTGATTCCATATAGTTATATACTCTTTGTAGTGCCTCCTTATCATCAGGTCTTGGGAGTTCATAAAATGTACTCACTGCACCATCAAAGAATAAAGGACAGATTTGACCACCTGCTCCATAGTCTCTATCTTCAATCACTTCCATGAACCTTACATGATTCCTGAACTTGGTTATATCATATCCCTCATACTCTCTTAGTCCATACTTAAATGGGCTATAAAGACCTATAACCATATTGGCATCTCTAGTAGTAGTTTTACAATCTGCAAGACCATCAGAAGATGGTTTAAGCTTATTCAGCTTTTGGTTCTCAATACCTTCTTGAGCCTGTGTTTGATGCTGAATCAATACAAAGACGAACTTCAATTGATTTTTGAGAGTAATACCATACTTGCTCATCTTATCAATAGTTTCCATCTTCTTTAATCCACTTTCAAGAGAGAGATTTGAGGCATTATCTATGATGATTATTCTCCTCTCCTCTGGGTCATCTGGAGTATAAGGATTGTCCTTATCTACCACATCTGCATCTATGAGTTCATCTGTGATAGGGTCTTTCTTCTTACCCTTCTTGAAGTTAAGATGCCCATGAGTTAAGGCATAATCCCTACAGTACTTATTGATTCCTGTAGGATTCCTTTGGTCATCAATATACTCAACCATATCCTCAAATGCCTTGATATACCTCTGATATTTATCAGTCTCAAGCAATTCAAGAATCTTCTCATCAATAGGATGGTCTCTATCTGTACTTTTCAATTCAGTAGGAGACACCTCTATCCCATCTAGTCTGAATAACAGATGACACAAGAACTCATTATACTTTTCCTCTGGACTCATCTCCAAAGTAAAGTAGAGAACCTTTACTCTCATCTCAGGATGCTCCAATATAAAGAACAGGGGTTCATATACAAATAGATAATCACAGAACTTTGATTTACCTACCTTCTGATTGGCAGTTACCACTATGAACTTAGAAGTTTCAATGCCTGGAACCAATGCTCTAAATCTTGGAAAAGGAAAAGGAATACAGTTATAAAGTCCATTAAGGGCCCTGTCTCTCCTTAACCTTAGATTTTCCATTACTTGTTTGAATCTACTCATAATCAGTTAATTGTAGAAGTCCAATCATTTCTTAAGTTCTCTTCTTGACCAGCATTCTCAATATAACTAATCAATTCTGAGTCTCCTTCAACCTCACCAGCAGCACCAACTTTCTCTTTGAATATGAAATACTTTAATAACCTCATATATGTATAGTTCCCATTGAAACCCTCCACATACTTTCTGGTTGCCTGTATGATTTGCTCATCAGTATAAGTATTTCCATACTTCTTAAAGAATAGCTTCAATCTTCGTACAATCAAAGCTACTCCATCTGCCCAATAATAGTTAGTACCATCCTTCTTACCCTTAGGAAATATCTCCTTGAGTCTTGTAGCCAACTGAACCAACCTATCATTAGGTTCTTGTTTCTTATCAGAGTCTACAATTACAGAATCTATTACCTCAGTACCTTTATTAGTGAGTCTCCATCCAACCTGCTGAAACAGGTCATTCCTGTTAGCAGTTATATAGCCTTTCTTGATTAATTCCTTTTGGGCCACATCAAGGTCAGCATTATTATGGATGGCAAGCATTAAAAGAGCCTCAGCAAGACTAATGTTGTTCTTCTGACATCCTTTCTTACTCAAACATATTGTCATAGCTTAATGTCATTAATATTATCAACACTAATGATAGAATCCTCAGAGTACTCCTCTATCATCTTCTGTACAAGTTCTTCTTCCCTTGTATCCTTGAAATAAGGTATGATGATAATAGGAGACTTATGCCTAAGTATTCTACCAACTCTTTGCTTTACTACAATCTCCGAACTATTCAAGTTGCAGAATATACCTATCCTACAATTAGTCAAGTTCACACCTTCATTGAGTATGTTACAGGCAGTGATATGCTTAATCTTGTTAAGATTAAACATTTCAAGGTTCTTCACTGAAGCCTTATTCTTTGAGGTAATATTGTATTTACCTAACCTCTCTGACTGTCCAATACTACTACAGAAAGTCAAAGTCTTGTAATTTCTGAACTTGCCAAGAAGAGATAGTACAAGGGCTTCCTTCTGTTCAGCACACCACTTTAATCTTTTGCCTGCTGTTGAAAGCCATAAGTTCTTTATTCTCTCATTTCTTGAGTTAAAGTACTTATTCTTGTACCACTCTATAAGTGAAGAGACACTATCATAATAACCTTTCTGAGTAGTAGTAATCTCCTTACCAAATCTCTTGGTTCTGTATTTACACATAGAATTATCCAAGGTTAAAGGCAACAGATATACTATAGGCTCAGGCAATACTTCATCCTCTACAGCTTCCTTGAGACCACACTTAATGACCTCAGCCTTGTGGTTGTAGGTGAAATAATCCCTCATGTCTCTCTTAATAGTGGCAGACAATCCAATGAAAGACTCATTGATATGAATAGTCTCCAATACATCAATTCTTGCTTCTGACAAGTGCTGCATCTCATCTGCTACTACTACATCAAAGCATGAGTTCTCATAGTTCTTTAGTGACTCATAGCATTCAATGGTAATATAGTCAGACTTGATACCTCCCCATTTCTCAATCTCATCCTTCCAAGTCTGCTTATGTACAGTCTTTGCTACAAGGATAAGTATAGTAGTAGGACATTCATCATTCTTGAATACCCTATCACATATATGATTAATGAGGTCTATTGCTATCTTGGTCTTACCCATTCCAGTTATCAACTCAAGTATCAAGTACTTAGCTTTATCTATCTTAGATAGAGCCAAGTTATTCACTTCTTCTCTTGTCATTCTTTGTTTACAATACTTTTTAATGTACTTATATATTCTTTATCAGTCGCATAGTTTATTTCTTCAAGAAAAGCATAGTAGTTATCGGGAGGTTGATATTTCTTTTGTATCCACTCCTTATAAGCTACAACACTTTCAGCCCAATGCTTGAACTTACAATATCTCTTTTCTTTACTATTATAAAGACCAAAAAGATTATTATATTTCAAACATGCCTTAGACTTAAAATGTCCTGTTTCAAGAACAGCTTGAGCATAGACAATATCCTTATGCTCTAAACCATAATAAGACAAAGCCTCCTCCAGACCCTCCTTAGGGGTCTGAGAGAAGAACTTTGGTTGCTCATTAATAATGGTATCAGCTACTTCTATAACAGGGACAGTTTCAACCTTTGGTTGTTGAGAAACTATACTCTTGATTTGCAAGAGTAATGCAATTACTACACTCCACGGCACCACTGTAACTACTACAATAAGTGATTTCAACCATTTATTTCTCATATCTTTCTTGAAAAGAATTTATCCTTGAATCTCCAATATGTGTACCAATCATTCCTACAACATACTTCAGGGTCGAAGTAGTACTTTAGCCATACAACCCAAAATGCAATGAACTCTACTATGTTAGCAAAAGGTATAATACTAGTAATCAGCATGATAAGTACTACCCATAATGGAATACCTAGCTTTTCAGCTCTTTCCCAGTCAAAGTACATATCACCTTTTATTGTGAGTGTATAAGTATGTTTTAGTACATATATTTGGAGTATAAAGGATATTAAACCAATTATAACCCAAATCATAATTACTCAATACCTTTAAACAATGTAGGCAAACTACCATATATAGGAAGCTTACCATCCCACTTCTCAATCCACTGCTGCTTAAGAATCAATGGTGTCAAAGCCTGTGTTCTAAGCTTATTAGCTTCTGCTTCAGCCTGAGCTGCAACTACCTTCTTCTCTGCTTCTGCCTTAACTACAGCAAGCTCATTCTGAGCCTTTTGTGCCTTTTGAATAGCAGCATTCTTAGCATTAACTGCTTCTACAATAGAATTAGGATATTTCAATCCAGAGGTAAGCTGCTCTAACTGAAAGTTCTCTTTAAGCAATGCCTTAGACAAATGTGCTTCAATAGCCTTCTCTACCATATCTCTGTTTGATACAATCTCATCAGTAGTGTACTTATTGAGCTGAATCCTAAAGGCATCCTTTACATAGTTAAAGAGAGTTCCATTGATAACATCATTAAGTTCCTTCCTATACTTCTTGAATACCAAAGGTGATTTACCATCAGCAATCTTCAATGAAATAGTAGGGTCAATACTGAACTCTGAGCCATCCTTTGCATTAATTGTGAAAGCAGGATAATCTACTGTCTGGACATAAGTAGGATACTCATATACTTGCTCAGTAAATGGATTATACCATACTGCACCAGTAACCAAAGATACATCATCTACACCCTTGTCAGAGCCATAGAGATTTACCTTAATACCTTCACAACCTGCATCTACTCTCTCATAACAACATGAGGACATGCCTAACATGGTAAATACTGCCATAAGGCACATAATTAATTTACTTTTCATTTTCTCCTGTTTTAATTAATTTAATTATTATTTCTACGCCTATCCATATAGCTACTATTAACAATACAATTCCTGCAATGTTAGCAACTGTGTTACTCATGGTAAGTAATTGAGTAACAGCATTTAGTGCTATGAATAAACCCAGCACTAAACATACTATCTTGATAATGAATTTTCTCATATTATTAGTCCCAAAACCAAATATACCTAGTCACCATCTTCCTCATAGATACATGACCTTCTAGGGTCTTCCAGAGTTTTTTGTGTCTAAAGTACTTAAATTTTGCTTTCTCGCCATTTTTACCTCCCACTACTCTATACCCATCTCTTTTCGTAGATTTCCTCATAGGATATTTGCTGAGATACTTATGGGGTATTTTGTACTTCTTTCCTTTACTCATATTATAAATAGCTGTATGTAATTTCTTACTACTATAGGTTTATTAGGATAGTTTGACTTATGGCTGTTATACCATAATAACACTCTATACCTTTTACCTTGTACTACTATATCTATTGATGGCTTATAATAATTAAATAGGACCATCGCGTATATTATGAGTAAAACTATAATCCATATCCTTGTCATAAATTACTTTTTTATTCATCCTTTTCTAGTTTAGGACAACATACTACATACTTAAATCTTGAACAAATTCCTTTCCATTTCCTGTAATCATCACATGAGTTCTTCTTTAATGATTTTGCATCAATGAAGTTACTTACACAAAGCATATCATACTTATTAGGATGATGTGCTGTAGTAAAGTACCCATCTAGTTCCTGTATAATTGCCTCAATGGTTTCACCTGTTGCTATAAAGTCATCCACAACTATGGACCTTGTAGTACCAACATTACCAATTCCTCTTAATGAAGAACAATGAGCACTTGCATCTTCTTTCTTCCTGACAATCAGGATATAGGTCTTAGTAGTTGGGTCAATGTTATGTAACTCATTAAGCATAGCACCTGCAATCATGGCTCCTGATGTGCCTCTTGCTACAAAAGTAATGCTTGTACCTTCCTCAATGTCTTCTTTATATGTATTGAAGATTGCTTGTGCACTCTGTTGTATATAACTATGCTTCCAATAAACACCAAATGGGTAATTTACAGTAATGAAATGGTCAAGATGTATAAATTTAGGAACATATCCCATAGTCTCTTAGTTTTATCCCACTTAGTCCGTAGGTTGTAAAAAAAGGAAGGACAAGGGTATTATTAGTACCCCTGCCCTTACCATGAGAATATTCCCATTTAGTCCTCAAATACCTGATAGGTATATGATACACCCCCAAGATATTCTACTGTTCTCTGCAAATGAGCTTCAAGTCTTTCCTTTTCACTCATTGCAGCCCACTTGCTAGGCTTAGACCATGAAGGACAAGAATTTTTGTCAATCATATATTCATAAGCCTCCTTGCCCATGTTCAGAGACTGCATAGCTGGCTTGCACTTCCTTGTATGGAAAGTGATAATCTCTGGATTGGTGCCACCCTCATCAGTCACTCTCATAGAGTGCTTCTCCATCTTGTCCCAATCCTCTACTTTTACCTTAATGGTTTTCTTGTAGACTTTACCAGCTTTGGTCTTCTTCTCAATCACTTTGCGAGTTGTTTTAAGGCACTCCTCCTTGCTGAACATTGTGCTTCCTTGAAGCTCAATACTCAGACTTAACTTGATTTCACTCATGTTTATTAATAATCTTCTTTAGATTCTCTTTTTCTCCCTCCATGGTTGCAGCAAGCATAAGAGCAGCCATTGCATCTCCTACTGTGGACTCTCCCTTATCTGCCCTTTCTCTTAATTCCTCCACCATTTTAACACGGAGGGTTTGTTTCAAGGCTTCAATAATACCCATCAACTCTCTTGAATTAAGGAGTATTGCACTTACTACAATCACCTCCAAAGGTGCCTGTGCTGTCTTGCCCTTGTAGCTTTCTACCAAGTTCTCAACAAGTTCAACATTGGTTAAACTATCACTCTTTTTGCCACCTTCAATGGCCATTGCAGCATGCTCAAAATGCTTCTGTTCCAGATTTCTTTCCAGACCCTTTTCTTTGTTCTTTTCCATTTTTCTTTTATTTTAGAAGTGAAACAATAAATATGGTGTATCTTAGGACTCGAACCTAACCTCCAACCTAACAGTCAGTGTGCTACCAATTACACCAAGATACAAAGACAAGTTACACATAGTAAATACCTATCAACACAAAGCCAATATCAATAACAAGAACCTGTTATTCCACAAGAACAAGAACATCCCTCCATCAGTCAGACTTCATAGGGTTGGTTATTTTGGAATAACAGACTATCTAATGGCTGAGCATTAGATATATTATTTATTCTATTAGCAATTGTATATATTTTATAAACACAGATACTTACTATATGTATTCAATAAGATTAGGGATTAATATCCCAAGTTCTTATTTACTTGCCTAGAGAGTTGATAGTATTATAAATACCTAATAGTGAGTTAGGTACTACAATCTTCAACTTGCTGTACTCTTGAGACTTTGCATCCTTCCATGTCTTGAAGGCTCCTAATACATCTCTGAGTTCAGCTTGATACTTCTGTGAGGCAGCCATATACTCTGTGTTCACCTTATTAGTGGACTCATTGATAGCCTGTTCACAGCTGTACTTCATAGCATTCAGTTGAGCCTGTACCTCTCTGTGCTTCTTTTGAAGCTCAAAGAATACATTATCTACCTCTGCTACAAATACAGTAGGAGTATAGGTATAGATGAGAGCATCCCTACCTTTACCATCTACCTCATGTGGATGTTGGAGCTTATCTTTCAACTCCTTTCTTGCATCAGACAAGTGTCCATCAGGATGGATATACTTGCCAAATACAGCAGCTTCAGTCTCTAACTGATAGTATCTGTTTCTCTCCTTAATAGGAAGAGAAGCATAATACTCTACCTCAGTTAATACATGACCATAGTTAGGAGCTTCAGGCTTAACCATCTCATTCTCCTCACACCAATCTTCAAGACTGGTATTCTGCAAGTCCTTCATTAGACTCTCCTTAGCTTTGATACCCTCTCTCAACCAAGCTATAAGGGATTTGGCTTGTGCTACCCCCTCAAGCAATGATTGTAAGTTATTCAAAACTTCAGATGTTCCTCCTGTCTGAATGATACTTGCACCAGTACTGCCTACTAATGATACCTCAGCATTAAAGAAGCATATATTATTCAGTTGTGTCTCCACACCTTGAATATACTCCTTAGCCAAGTTAGCAATGTGGTTAGCACTTGTAGAAGTCAAGGCTACTCCTTCTTCACCTTCTTTCTTGAAGAAAACTAAATCTTTTTGCATATCTTTATTATCTTAATTAATTATTGTGGAGCATAGGGGAGTCGAACCCCTGTCTTACTAATCTTTAATAAAAGAATTACACATGCTTACTACTTTTTAATGTGGTTAGTTACCCACTGGGCTAGACTGAATTTACAGCATTTCCACCACCTTATTTTATTGTCCATAAATAAGGAAAAAGTTGAGTTACCTTCTGCGAGACCACAGCCTATTAATGCTCTTAAAGTCGGACCCTCAGCCTTAGTCTTTAATCAGGCTTTGCACCTTTCTGTTTCCAAGTAAGTGCTACTCAGCCTATTTAGGCAGCAACTTTATAAGAAGTATTGCCAGTTATTGTTTTGATGTCTTTCCATCAGTCTTTGCATGTTCTCTTACCAAATAATTAGCAATCAAAACCAATTATGCCCCAAAAAGTGGATTCATTTCTTATTGAAAGAATGTCCTAACAAAGTCAAATATTGTTTTCTATTGAAACATCATTATTAAAGTCACGTAGCTTCCTCTTTATATCCCCACATTGAAGCTGTTGCATTTATTAAGTGGTGATAGCTTACCTATCAGCATCCTTTCTATACACATTTATGGAGTCTTTATGAAAGGATAACAGTACATGACTCATATCATAGTATCTCCACTGAGACTCGAACTCAGATATATAGTTTAGAAGACTATTGTTCTATCCCTTGAACTATGGAGACATAAAGGAATCTATATTCACATACAAATTCCTTCAAATTCACATACCTAAAAACAATCAAATTACTTATATGAGTAATACCTTGGTACTCCCAGTAGGAATCGAACCTACATTTTCTCTTTAGGAGAGAGATGTTCTATCCATTGAACTATAGGAGCATAATGCTCATTGTCAGTTAGACAGAATCTTGACAATGAGCTAAATTAAACTAAATGTCCTCAGATATATTGCTATCTTATACACCTGTTTTACCTAAAATTCTCCTACTAATTTCTGTAATTTCACTAATGAAACTAGATTCTTAATAGTAATTATAGTGTACTCTAATTCTTTACTACGTTTGTTTACTTTAATAGTCTCTAGCTTATACATACCTTTTAACTTATCAATATACTCAGGAGATATTTTATTATTTTCATAAGCATATTGACCAGCATCAACAATAACAAATCTCATAATTTTACTTTGTTAATTTATTGAACCATTTGTATAAAGTTATCTCCTTCAATTCCTTCTCAGAAATAAGATTGTAACAAGCATAGCATAGTACTGCGCATATTACAATTGAATATATGAAATATCCATTATCATACAAACTGTCTACTCCTGATATGAAAAGTATAACTGCAAAGGCTGTTACCCATAGTAACACACCTTTAAGTATAAGTTTGACTCTCATTTCTTTTCTATTTACTTCTTTCTTTTGTATTTGTAGAACTCTTTTCTTGCCTCTTTACCATTAGGATAAGTGATTGTTACCATTGTTTCTCTTGTGCAAATGGTTATAGACCACTCAAAGGCATGTTGTCCACTAAGGATTACTCTCCTCCCATAGACATCTACTATGACTTCTCTTATGAGACAGTCACAGTTTTCTCGGTGATATGTATGTTTTCTTGCCATGTTAATCCGCCATTAAATATCTGATGGTATACCAGGTATCTCACAGTATTCTACTATTATTTCTTCATACTTCAAGTCTGAATAGTAGTGAACTTCTACTTCTTCTGGTGCATCAAAGTCTTCATCATAACTATCTTCTATAGACCAGTTATATTCAAATGGAGCTTTAAATAGTCTCTTCTGTGCATACATTATACACACACAGTGAGCACTATTACCACCTGTAGAATATCCTATTATATCAAGTACTATAGCTTTTATAGGGTGCTCTACATTAGGGATAGTTATTTCTAATATCTGTCCTTTCTCAACAGATTGTCCATATATTATCTTTTCCATAATTCTTTTATTTAAGTAGTGTGGAGTTTTATTTCCACACTACTAGTTATACATATTACCATTCACTTTTCAAGGTAGCAATGAGTTCTTCTCTCACATAGGCAGGAAGTTTTACACCATAGGCTTCATCAGTAAACTTACCTAATGTGAGTACAAAGGTGTTAGTTACCTCATTAACAGTGCCTACTGTGAAGTTTACACCATAGCCATCTACAGGGATAACTTCTCCTTCTTTAGGTACAGCATAGCCATTAAACTCTACCATATCACCCTGAAAGCAAGCTGTACCATTCAATGGGTCATCAAAATGATACATCATAAAGTCTCTTAACTCATCACAATTGTTAAGATACTCAAGGGTTGGAATAGTATTTTCAATCATATCTTGCATAGTTGATTTGTTCATTTGATTGTTTGTTTATAGATTGATAAAAGGGAAGTATGATAGACTCGAACTATCATTATAACTGCAATTGAGTTATGTACTAACCATTGTACTAATACTTCCTAATTCCTAAATCATAATATTAGTTGCTGCTTTAATATGCCTTAATTTTAACCTACAATATTTAGTTTCTATACCTTCTTACTCTTTGTGCAATTTTTTATGTTGATTCTGTTCTTTCTATCCTCACTAAGTCTATTGAGTAATTAATACTCTCACCACAGTCCTGTAGTAGTGTACTATTCTTTACATCTGCACCTAATTTCAGTAGCACTCCTAATATCATCAGTACTTAATTGAAGACATTTAACAACAATTAATATGTGTTTGTTTGATTATTTGCTTGTTAGATTGTAGTTTTGTATTATCACTGTAGCAGTAAAAACAGTCATACATTATTGGATGATTGTTCTACTGATTGTTGGTTTCAATGAGAGGTATTTATGGGATGAGGTTATAATACCACACACTTGACAGCATGTCAGTCCATACTATAACTCTCAGTAAATCAACAAGTTACATTCAATACAAAACAAGAAAGATAGGATATAAAGTGTATTCCACACTCTATTATCCTATCCTACTTATCCAGTGCATTAAACCTCTAAACACTCTACTTACCTCTCTAATCTTCTTGTCAAGAAGAGATGTAAATCTATTAATGTTTAAAGGATTAAAAAGCATAATAGAACAAGTGAAGCACTTTTATTGTCTACATAACACATAGTATTCCCTAATTTATTGGACCATATAGGTTAGGAACTTTGATGCCTACATCTGTGTATAGTATGCTCTACTTTATAAGACTTGTTCTATTAATGCTTAAATACTATTAATGCTTAGAGGAAACAAAAAGGCAAACAGGCATTTCTGCCTGTTGCCCTCCTGCTTAGAAGCTTGCCAATACAGGTGCACCTCCCTGACCTTCCTCATGCAGAAGCCAGAACTCACCTGTTGGGTTCTGAGGAGTTGGGTCTCCCTTTACAAAGGAGAACATGGGATGTGCTGGGATGCCCTTTGCTGCAACTGCTCCTGTTTTTGCACCAAAGGTGAAGAAGAGTCTGCCTGTCTTAGGATTCTTCTTCACATCTACTCGTGAGACCTTAAATTGGTCCTTAAACTGTTCTACTGTAAGAGTGTCTTTGAAGATAAGATTGTTTGCTGACATGATTGTAAAGTTTTAGTCAGTTATACGGCAATATTGCCTAACCCTAGGGGATAGGACCCCCTTGGGCTGAGTGATGGGGAGGGTGTGGTTGGTGTAAGTACCACTCCTACAAATACCAAAAATTTTTCAAAAAAAAAATCAGAAAAAAAAAATTAGCTCTATAGTCAATAAATTTTCTATTTATACATTTGGTCATATCATTTCTTTTACTTATCTTTGCACCTCGTAGAACCTAAGTGTGATTAGGTTATCCCCCATGAGGATAAAAAGTAGTGGGGCAGAAGTTGGGTAGTATCTATAAATAATAGAGAGGTGTCCCCAATACTACACAAATGATTACTTTATAAGGTAGATTGTCTGAGCACATCACACTGAGAAAAGGCACAGGGAATCAGACTTTAGAGGATTAAAAGACCGGGTCTACTGAAGTAAGTAATTGATAGGAAAGCTAAAAATAGCTATCTTGAAGGCTGTTAAACCCAGCTCTAGGGATATATTATATTCAATTCAATAATGAAGAAGATTAGTAGTTATATTAAGAATTTATTGATGTGGTTATGGCAGTTCCCACAGAATATGCTTGCTCTATGTATAGAGGGTATATTATGTGAGGCAGCATATAGAGAAGGTAAGATAGATGGTAACACTTTGATATATAATTATGTGCTACCAACTATGTCCTTAGGTAACTATATCTTTGTGAATACTATGTCATCACAAAAGTCTATCCAACATGAATGTGGTCATAGTAAGCAATCTAATATATTAGGTCCACTATATTTGATAGTGATAGTAATCCCATCATTACTACATAACATAGTGCATTATCTATGTAGTAAGATAGGAATTAAATGGAACTACTACAGTTTTTATACTGAATCTTGGGCTAACAAGTTAGTAGGAATTACTTAAAGAATATAGATTAGACCTAAAACCAAAAGCCTAACTTTACTCCTTCATGACAAGAAAATGATGCTTGAACTAAAAATAATTGAGAAAAGTTTGGTGGTTTCAAATATTTTGCTTACCTTTGCAGAGCAATTAAGAAAGAGAGATGGTTTTAGGAAATTTCCATTGTTAGGAATGTTACTTTAACCAGTTGTTTTAGAGTAACATTCCTTTTTATTGCCCCATAGTATAGTTGGTTATTACACGGGATTTTGGCTCCTGTAACATAAGTTCAAGTCTTATTGGGGTAACAATAGTAAAGGTAAATGCCCTCTTAGTTCAATGGATAGAATAAGAGACTTCTAATCTTTTGATATAGGTTCGATTCCTATAGGGGGTACTAAATGTTGGGTTAGACGAAGTGGTTAAGTCACCACACTTTCAATGTGGAGATTATGGGTTCGAGTCCCATACCCAATACAATATGGAGCTGTCTACTAGTGGTTAGGTAACTGCCCTCTCAAGGCAGAAATCTGGGTTCAATTCCCAGTGGCTCTACTATATAGGCTATGTAGTGTAATGGTTTGCATATCACACTGTCAATGTGAAGGTTAGGGTTCAATTCCCTCATAGTCTGCTACCCAACTTAAAAGTCCTATTCCTACAGTGGTAGGGTAGGCAATGGAGAGTAAACTATCAAGGTGATAGTCCTATCTGCTAAATAGTGAGTACCCAAATAAGGTATTTGTTTCAAGTACAATGCTCTCCGCAATATATAGTAGTAGCCTAATTGGTGGGGCACTGCATTTGGGATGCAGAGGATGCAGGTTCAAGTCCTGTCTACTATACTAATGGGGTTTGTGGTGTAATTGGCTAACACATGACTTTTGCAAAGTCAAGTTTAGGGTTCAAGTCCCTCATTCTCCACACATGTTTCATGTTTTCATAATGTTGAGCTTTTGCTTGAACCTTCTTTTTAAGCAGTTAGAGGTTAAAGAAACTGCTTCATGGGTCTTTAGTTCAAAGGTTAGAACAAGGGGCTGTTAACCCTTAGATGTAAGTTCGAGTCTTACAGGTCCCGCAAAAACTTTTGCAAGGAGTTTAGTCAAGTAGCTTGCAATACTTGATGCCATCATTTCTGAAAGTTCTCTGAGTGCAATAAGGAGAAGTAATCAATGATTTGATGTTTTAGCAGGTTAGAGAAGTAGTCATCTCACTCCACGCTTGGGGAGAAATCAGTGGTGCAAATCCACTACCTGCAACTAAATTGGTGGGTAGTTTAATGGTAAAATACTGGTCTCCAAAACCAGCTGATATGGGTTCAAATCCTATCCCATCAGCAATACAGGGATATAGTTCAATGGTTAGAGCACTTCTCTGATACGGAAGGAGTTATAGGTTCAAGTCCTATTATCCCTACATATTCTGATGTATTTCAATGGTAGAAAGCTGCTCTCATAAGGCAGTAGTTAGTAGTTCGAGTCTACTCATCAGAACTGTGTCTGTAGCTTAATGGCAGAGCTTTGGATTGTGGCTCCAAATTGTGTGGGTTCAACTCCCATCAGACACCCCAATATACTGGCATATCCCCTCAATCTTATACATTGTAGAAAGGGTAATTGGTGCATGTGGGTTCAAGCCCCTCTGCCAGTACTATCTTGGAGTACCTGAGTGGTCTAAGGGCACAGACTGCAAATCTGATGATTCGTGGGTTCAAATCCCACCTCCAAGTCTTAAGTTATGTGTTACATAGATAAACTTATAAAGAATAATACAGGAGTTAGTTCAAAGAACTTCTTCCTTGTAGCAGTTACAGTAATAGGTTTAATCCTGCTATTAGTACCAGCAGTATTACTTATAGTAGAGGTAATATATAACCATACTATAGCAACAGACTTAAATGGCTTAGCTGCTTATATAGGTGCTGTTGCTGCTGTATTTACATCTGCTGGCATAACAAAGGCATGGTCTGAAAAGTATGAAAAGAAATAATGCTCCTATAGCTGAATTGGTTAAAGCACCTGTCTCTTAAACAGGGAACTCAAGGTTCAAGTCCTTGTGGGAGCACAACTTTAATCTTGACAAATATTCCCCCAAAGCATTGATGGTGGATGCTCTGGACTTTTAATCCTGAGAGTAAGGTTCGACTCCTTATGGGGGAACATAACATATTATTAACTCTAAATTTTTAATTGTTATGAAAAAGATTATTTCATTAATTAAGAGGGGTGTTAAAGCATACTCTAGACAAGCTGCTAAGAATTATGTTTGGATACCTACAGGAACTTTTCCAGTTGGAAAATAGTTCCTTTGATGTGGAGTGAGTAATAAATATATATGGGAGTACTGCTCAGATGGTGGATGAGCACCAGACTGTAAATCTGGCACATTAGAAACACAATAGGTTCGAGTCCTTTTACTCCCACTTCAATAGAAATCTTCGTCCTTGACTTATGGAAGGTGATGTGGGGAGAGACACAAATAAGTCATTATGGGTGCTGGGCAGGTATGGTTACATTGCGGAGGACTGAAAATCCTTAGAACAAAGTTCGATTCTTTGAACACCCACAGTAGTGCTTGCATATTTAACCAAGGTATGTGAGCACTTAAAAAGAACTAACAAAGCTATGAGTTCTAGATTATATGTAGCAACGTAACTCTTAGGGTTCTTAATAAGGTAAAACTAGCCCCTTTTGGATGTCGTAGAATCCATGTGAGTGCCTTAACACAGAGTTCATTAAGGCTATAAGTGCGAGTTAGCAAGCAGAAGTCCTGCCCCTGCCTAGTTTATAAAAGGGTGTGTAATGAAGATTACACTAATCTAGGCTTATACCCTCTTGGTGGAATAGGTAGACACATCTGCCTTAGAAGCAGACATGAAGTAATAGTAGTGTAAGAGTTCGAGTCTCTTAGAGGGTACTAGAAAATAATTGGGAAATAGTTAGGAAAATGTTTGGTAGTTCCAATTATTTTACTTAATTTTGCAACATCAAAATAAGAGAATATGTTTGAAGAAGATAGCCTATTTACTCCAATGGAATCAAACAGGAGTACAGAAGTATCTGGTTCTCAGTTCTTTATCAACTTCTTAAATCAGCTTGAAGGTTGGAAGACTAAGTGTAAGAATTTGCACTGGGCAGCACCTAAGAAGAATATCCATGTATATCTTGATGAGTTCCTTGATATACTATCAGATTATCAAGATGGTCTTGCAGAAGGATACATGGGAATACTTGGTAAGATGCAACCTAATGTCATTAAAGGTACTGCAAGTAATGCACTGAATGCTATAGACTTCATTGAAGAAGTTAAAGCAGGTACATTATCTTTTTATGACAAGATTCCCCAAGAGACTGTATATAAAGGTATTACCTCAGAATGTGAGACCCTCATACAGAATATCAATAAGTATAGGTACTTATTTGGTCTATGTGATGTGAGACCTTATTAAAATAAAGGCTTCATGGGGGAATAGGCAGACCCGACAGACTTAAACTCTGTTTCCCAGTATGGGAGTGTGGGTTCAAGTCCCACTGAAGCTACAATGCCTCTTTAGTATAAAGGTTTATTATTTCTGTTTTGTACTCAGAAGATGTGGGTTCAATTCCTACAAGAGGCTCTATAATGCAGGTATAGTATAAAGGTTAGTATGTAACACTTCCAATGTTAATGTGTGGGTTCGATTCCCACTATCTGCTCTAATATATCATGGGGTGATAGCAATGGTAGCTTGCCAGGCTCATAACCTGGAGGTTGAGAGTTCGAGTCTCTCCCCCGTAACTAATTCAAGTAATATGGAAGAAATTGAAAGAGTAAAAAAGGCTAGGACTAAGGCTCCAGGAATTATGACTGCTCTTACTGCTACAACTATTAGAGGCATTGTTAATAGTGCTAATGAGGTTGGTATAAAAAGAGAAGATATAGTATCCCTCTTAAAAGAGAATGGACAATTTGTTCTAGTTTATTTCAAGTAAACATTATGAATATGGAAGAGCAGGAGTTAGTAGAAAGACCCTTGATGGGGGAAGAGGAGTTTAAGGACTATTTGAAGGACAATAGAGTAGATATTGTAAAAGACTTCTATGAGAATAATATCCTTCATCTTAGAACCCATGAAGCAGTTAAAAGGTTCAAGTCTGTGAGAAGAGCAATCAAAAGGGGCCATATCTCCCTTGATGGAGTTATTTATCCTAAGAGACCTTTCAATAATGCTAAGCATAAGAAAGGTAGTCTAAATGATGAGAAGAAGAGAATATATGAGCAACTTAAGCAATTTAAGCACAGACAAAGGAAATCCGCATAATGATTATAATAATGAGCCAGTATTTTACTGCAAGCATTGTTTATCATTGAATGTAAGGTATGTCCTAGATATGAAAGACTCAGAATATTGTGATAATTGTGGGTCTACTGATATAGCAGAATGCTCTATAGAGGAATGGGAGAATCTCTATAGGAATAAATTCGGTCATAACCACTTAGACAAATATTAAAAATGGAAGAGCAAAAGAAGAAAGTTGTGGAAATGAAGCCACAGGTGAAGAGACCTGAAAAGATGTCTTATGACCAGCTTGAGAGTGTTGCCCATCAGCTTAGTGAACAGAACAGGCAGATGTTTGCAAAGATACAAGAGCTGAATATGGTCAATATGTTCAAGAGACTTGATTACTTGTTCAAGGTAGTAGAGAATGGTCATATGTTTAAGCAAGACTTCTTTGAAAAGTGCATTGCTGAGATTGAAAGTATAATGACAGTTCCAGAGCAAGAAGAGGAGCCAGAGACTACAGATAAGGCATAAGTACTATTATGAAGAAGGCTAACAACATAGTTAGGATACCCACTTCATTAAATGGTAAATTCTTTAGATATTGGTTTGAATTTTTACAACCTTTTCATAATCTAACAAATAGAGAGATTGACGTAATTACTGCTTTTGTAAAGCAGAGATACCAGCTCAGTAAGGTTATTAAGGATGACAATATCCTTGATAAGGTTATCATGAGTGAGGACACAAAAAAGAAAGTAAGGGAAGAGTGTAATATCACTCTTCCACACTTTCAAGTAATTATGGGCAAGCTAAGGAAGAATAAGGTTATTGTTGATGGTAAGATAAATCCTAGATTTATACCTAACATTGATGAGGAAACTGGTTACTTCCAGCTATTGTTACTTTTTGAATTGAAATGAGTTATCCTGATATAGTAGGTAAGGTATCTAGAGAGTTGAATTTACCAAAGGAAGTGGTAGATAAGACATATAAGGCATACTGGTCTTTTATAAAAGACCATATACAATCCTTACCATTAAAGGAGAATCTTAATGAAGAGGATTTTGCTAAGTTAAGGACCAATTTTAACATCCCCTCATTAGGCAAACTAAATTGCACTTATGATAGGATGTTGGGCATGAAGAAGAGGCTCAAGTTTATAAAACAAATAAGGGAGAAGAAATGAAGAAATTGTTTATTAGTCAGCCCATGAAGGGTAAGACAAATGAAGAAATAGAAGTAGAAAGAGCCAAAGCTGTGGAAGAGGCTAAGGCAGTACTTAATGATGATGTAGAAGTAATTGATAGCTTCTTCAAAGATGCACCAGTAGATGCAAGACCTCTATGGTTCTTGGGTAAATCAATTGAGCTATTATCTGTGGCAGATGCTGCATATTTTGCTAAGGACTGGGATAAGTATAGAGGTTGTAAAATTGAGCACACTTGTGCTGTAGAATATGGTATAAAAGTCATTGAGTATGTTAAAGGTTAAGAAGATAAAGCCAATGTTCACTGCACTTATCACTACAATGGATAAGTATGAGCATGATGTGATGGTAGGAGCTGGTCTTATTGATGTGACTAAGAGAGAAGGCAGCTTGAAGGAATATCAGAGAGTACTTGCAGTAGGCAGCCTTGTTAGAGACATTAAAGTTGGTGACTTGGTATGGGTTAATCCTACAAGATTTGGTGTAAAGAAGCACAAAGAAGGTTCTCTAAAAGATGGAATAGTAACTGATAACCCTATCATAACTTACAATTTTGATGTTGTTGAGATGGATGGAAAGCAGTGCCTATTGCTACAGGATAGGGATATTGACTTCATTATTGAAGAGTATGAGGAAGTTCCTGACCCAACTCCTTCACCAATCATTCAACCAGAGAAGAAGAAACTAATTGTATAACTCAAAAGAGTGTATCAGGAAAACTAATCTTGGTACACTCTTTTTTTTTATCAGACTTTATGTTGAAATTATTCAAATATGAGGGTTACAAGATAGTAATATCTGAGGAAGCCTTTGCTCTTAAACCATTTAGACAGATATGGCAAAGAGACAAGACTGTTAATAAGGATAAAGCTATAATGGAACTTGGCTTTATATACTTCTTTTGTGACCCAAGAAGTGACTATCAGTACCTTGTAGATGACAAGGAAAGAATGGAAGCTATTAAAGAGGGAGAAGGATTACCTCCTAAATGGCAACCTGATAGGATAGTCACAGAAGCTATGAATTTCTATATGTCATTCAAACCTATATCTGCTTTACTCCTTGAAGACACAAGATTTATGGTTGATAAATATAGAAAGAGGTTAAAGGCTCAAGAGTTTGATGAACTTGAAATTAAGGATTTGAAGGAAGCAGGTGCCCTCATTAAGCAAATACCTTCTCTTGTAAAAGACCTTAATGAGGCTGAAAAAGCACTTAACTCTGAAATGAGAGAGTCAGGCAGAATGAGAGGACAGGGAGAAAAGACAATCTTTGAAGATGATTTGACATTATGATTGGGACACATGATAGCTATACATTCTTGCCAGCTAGGAAGAAGTTATTTGAATGGTTCTCTTTCCTATGGAGGACACAAGTAAAGAGTATAGCACAGCAGAAAGAAATAGGAGTAACTTACTTTGATGTGAGAGTAAGAAGAGATGGAGATGTATGGAGAGTATGTCATGGATTGGTAGATTTTGACCTTACATTTAAGAGTATAGGAGAGATAGTTAATATATTCTCAGTATATAAAGTTAGGATTATACTTGAAAGAGAAGGTAGTGAAGACCTGTTCAGAGAAGAGGTATTGGAGAGCATCCCATGCCTAGCTCTTTCTTTTGCTTGTATAAAGAATGGATGGAAGGTCATACTTGATAGAGACCCTCATATACTTGATTATACCTATACTCCTTGGTTATCAGGAGTATCTTTTTGGGGCAATATCAAGAGGTTTAATTTCTTTTCTACCATTAAGAGATGGGCAAAGAAACATAATCCTGTTATCAATGATATACTGAAGAAGGATAGTACTAATGTTTATTTTATGGATTACGTATGAAAGCAGAAGATATAGTAGAAGGACTTAATAGGCATATTGAAGATAAGAGAAGTGAGAGAAATGTTTCATCTAAAGGACATCTAATATTGCAAAGAGTAGTAGAGCCTCATCCTACTTTCAAAGCCTACAAAACATATAAGGCTATCCTATGGTTTGTTAAAGGAAAGAATAGACATATAGTTATCTCACTTAGCCATTCTGCTAAAGTACTAGAAGGGCAAGAGGAATCTATGCAACAGTATATAAACACTGAATTATGTCATCTTATATTTAATTGGATAGGCTCTGATTTTTATGAAGAAGTAATAAATGGAGAATATACAGGATGGAATTTCAGAGAATACCAATGAATGAATATCAAACTGAGCTGACTGAGGAATTGGTTAATAGCCTTCCTCAGGAGGTTCAGGACCAGTTATTTGATATTATAAATAATGTAGAGTTTGTCAAGAGATTGATAAGTCCTACAAGAGAACATGCCAAGGATAGACCAAGAGATGATAGAGGTAGAATCATTGTGGACTTGGCTAATCCCCACATACTTGAGAATATGGACTATTTCAGACCATCTGCCCTACATTATGAGAAGTATGGTACATTTACTAACCTTAGACCTAATGCCAATCCTAATAGTGAGTATGGTAAATGGATAAGAGAGGAAAGAAGAAGAATCTGGGATGGTTATGTGAGGGAAAGTGATGGAGAATGGGTCACAGGTTATATGTACTGGTTCCTTAATTATTCTCCTATGATGCTCTCTAAAATTAGAGAATATAAAGATAAGAATGGTAAAAAGAGAAAGTCTAAAAGAGCTGATAGAATAGAAGCACTTCCTGAATGTTGGGAAGGAATCTATTGGAGATTCCATTGCTTAGACCAAGCATCAAATGGTGGTTTATACAATAACTTTGAGGGAGGTCAGCACATGGCTGAGCTTGCTTCCAGAGGTAAAGGTAAGTCATATAGTCTTGCATCCATACTTAACCACATCTTTGTAGTAGGTGAAAATGAAGAAGCACATGAGAAAGTAAAGGGTATAGTAACTGCTTATCAGAAAGAGTATCTTACAAAGGATGGTGTCCTTAACAAGTTTGTGGACATGGCTAATTTCTGTGCAACCAATACCCAGTTTCCAAGAAAGAGATTAAAGAACTCTTTGCAGGAAATGACATGGATAATGGGGTACAAGGATGTAGACCTTGATATTGAAAGAGGTACTCAAAATACAGTACTTGGAGTATCATCTAAGGATGATGAGTCTAAGTTGAGAGGTAAGAGAGCTGCTAAGATTCTTATTGAGGAGTTTGGTACATTCCCAAGACTTGTAGACTTGTATAATGTATTGTTACCTTCAGTACAGGAAGGTGATATTGTCTTTGGTCAAATCTATATGTTAGGTACTGCTGGTGATAATGAGTCAGACTTTGCTGGTGCTCAAGAAATTATGTATAACCCAAAAGGTTATAATATGTATGCTTTACCTAATGTATATGATAAGTACAACCAAGGTAAACCTTACTTTGTATTCTTCTTTCCTGGCTATGTAAATAGAAAAGGATGCTATAATGAGAATGGTGTATCTGATGTAATTAAGGCTCTTATTGAGATTCTTATGAATAGGTACAGGGTAAAGTACAATTCTACTGACCCTAATACTATCATTAAGACCATTGCTGAGGTTCCTATTACTCCTGCTGAGGCTATTGTTAAGACAGGTGTAAATATGTTCCCTGTAGCTGACCTTACAGAGAGATTAGGTCAATTAGATGCTAATCCTACAGAGTATGATGATGTATATGTAGGTGATTTGGTATTTAATAAAGATGGTCAAGTAGAGTATAAACCTACCTCTGCCATGCCTATTAGGGACTTTCCCCATAAGGACAATAAGATAGAGGGTGCTATAGAACTCTATCAGATGCCTGAGATTGATAAGAATACAGGCAAGCCATATAATGATAGATACATATTAGGTGCTGACCCTTATGATGATGACGAATCAAATACTATGTCTTTAGGTTCTATATTTGTATTAGACCTATGGACAGATAGGATAGTGGCTGAATACACTGGGAGACCATCTTTTGCTGATGATTACTATGAGATTTGTAGAAAGCTATGCTTATTTTACAATGGCAGACTAAACTATGAGTATAATAAGAAAGGTCTGTTCTCTCACTTTTCAACAAGAAATAGTCTTTATCTTCTTACAGATGTTCTTGATTTCTTAAAGGAAAAGCAGATGATGAAGGATGGCTATGGTAACAAGTCAAAAGGTACTAATGCCTCTCCTGCCATTAATGCTTATGCAAGGAGTAGATTGAGAAGCTGGCTATTGGCTCCAGTTCCTATTATGCAGACTATTGATGGAGAAGAGAAAGAAGTGATGGTTCCAAGACTTTTTACTGTAAGGAACAGGGCACTATTGAAAGAACTTATTAATTACAACTCTGAAGGCAACTTTGATAGAATATCTGCTATGGGTATGCTGATGCTCCTAAGGGAAGATAGAATGATAAGGTATCAGGGAGATGTTAGCAAAGAGAAACAAGAAAAAGCTAATAGTAGCTATGATGGGAATGACCCATTCTTCAAGAGAAACTATGATTCTAGGTTTAAGCAGTAAATTTAGTAAAAATAAGACTTATTGCTTAGTAAATCATTTATAGTCTTGTATAGATTAACTATTTTAGTTACCTTTGCATATCAAATATATTGAAGAATATGGGATATGAAATGATAAATTTGCCTCCACAGCAACTTCCCTTTAGTAAGAAAAATAAGGCTTGGAGGAAGAAGCACTTGGATTGGGCAGACAGTAAGACCTTCTTCAATTATAGTTTAGTCAGAAAATCTGTAATCCATAAGAAAATAAACTATGACTTACTCAATGGTAAACTCCACATGAGTGACCTTGAGATGATACTGAATCCTGAGAAGCTACAGGCAGGTTTCATACCTGATAGGATTCAACACTATCCTATTATGAATAGTAAGTTGAATGTGCTTAGAGGTGAGGAAAGTAAGAGAATCTTTGACTTCAAAGTAGTAGTTACTAACCCTAATGCTATTACAGAGATAGAGAATAACAAGAAGCAAGAATTACTACAGAAGCTACAAGAGTGGGTATCTAATACTTCTCAGTCAGAGGAAGAGGCTAATCAGGAGCTTGAAAAGATAAATGACTATTACAGTTATGAGTGGCAGGACATGAGGGAAATTAGGGCTAATGCCCTCCTTAATCACTATGTAAAGGAGTTGAATATTCCTTTAATGTTCAATCAGGGATTCATGGATGCAATGGCAATTGGTGAAGAAATCTACCAATGTGATATTGTAGGAGGTGAGCCTACTATTGAAAGATTAAATCCACTCAAAGTAAGAATCTTTAAGTCAGGATATAGCAATAAGATTGAGGATGCAGATATGATAATCCTTGAAGATTATTGGAGTCCAGGCAAGGTTATTGATACTTACTATGATGTATTGACAAAGAAAGACATAGAGTATATAGAGAAGATGCCTGACCATGTAGGTCAAGCTGCTACAGACTCTATGGATAATATTGATGAGAGATATGGCTTTGTCAATAATCATATGATAGGAGATGAAATAAGTACAGAAGGATTCTTTTGGGACCCATTAGGAGGATATGATGGAGTAAGTAACTCTCTCTTACCTTATGATATGGCTGGAAACTTAAGAGTACTTAGAGTATATTGGAAGTCAAGAAGAAAGATTAAGAAGGTAAGAAGTTATGACCCTCAAACAGGTGAAGAAGTATTTAACTTCTACCCAGAAACCTATGTTATAGATAAGGATGCTGGAGAGGAAGAACAGATATTCTACATCAATGAAGCATGGGAAGGAACTAAGATTGGTACAGACATTTATGTTAATATGAGACCAAGAGTAGTTCAATATAACAGACTAAGTAACCCTTCAAGATGTCACTTTGGTATTGTTGGTTCTATTTATAACCTTAATGACAACAGACCTTTCAGTTTAGTAGATATGATGAAGCCATACAATTACCTGTATGATGCTATACATGATAGACTGAATAAGTTGATAGCTAGGAACTGGGGTTCATTGGTTAGACTTGACTTTGCCAAGAAACCTAAAGGATGGGATGTGGAGAAGTGGCTATACTATGCAAAGACAATGGGTCTTGCAGTTGAAGATAGCTTCAATGAAGGTAATATAGGTGCTGCTACAGGTAAACTTGCTGGAGCATTGAATAATGCTTCTACAGGAGTTATTGCAGCTTCTGATGGAAATCAGATACAACAGTATATCAATCTCCTTGAATTTATCAAGATGGAGATGTCTGAAGTTGCTGGTATTACCAAGCAAAGAGAAGGTCAAGTAAGTAATAGGGAGACTGTAGGTGGTGTAGAAAGAGCTACATTACAATCTTCACATATTACAGAGTGGCTATTTGTAGTGCATGAGGATGTCAAGAAGAGAGCATTAGAGTGTTTCTTGGAAACAGCAAAGATTGCACTAAGAGGCAGGAGTAAGAAATTCTCCTACATATTATCTGATAACTCTCAGAGAATAATGGATATAGATGGAGATGAGTTTGCAGAAGCTGACTATGGTCTTGTGGTAGACAATAGCAATGGTATGCAAGAACTTAATCAGAAACTTGATACCTTAGCACAAGCAGCTCTACAGAATCAAACATTGTCTTTCTCTACTATTATGAAACTGTTTAGTTCATCTTCACTTGCTGAAAAGCAGAGACTTGTTGAAAAGGATGAGAGAAGTATTCAAGAAAGACAGGCTCAAGCTCAGCAACAGCAATTACAGGTACAGCAACAAGAAATTGAGCAAAAAGCACAATTGGAGCAAGCTAAGATGCAGCAAGAAGACACTCTTAACCAAAGAGATAATGAGACTAAGATTCTTATTGCCCAAATCAATGCCAGTAACAAAGATGAGGAAGATGGTGTCATAGAGCCTGAATTTAGTGAAGAAGCTAGGGCAAACCTCCTAGAGAAAATGAGACAATTTGATGAAAGACTCAAATTGGACAGAGAGAAGTTGGCATTTGATAAAGACAAGCACAAAGAAGATAACCAGCTTAAAGACAAGATTAGTCTAAGGCAGGCTAAGAACAGGTCTAATAGCTCAAATAGTACAAAATGAAAATAATTAGAGATATAGTCTGGTCAAGTGATGAGCCTTTAGACAAGAATGTTTTATGGCTAAATAATGGCTTGATTAAGTATTATGGCCCAAATGGGTGGGAAAGCCTCAAGTACTTCTCTATGTTGGAGGATAATATAGTAGGGTCTATTGATGCTGAAACACACAAGATAGCTTTGAGTGGTAGCTTACCACAAGATACATATTACCTAAAGTATGAGGATGAGAAGGGAATAGTACTGGATAATTGGGCTGAGATTTGCCAAATGTCTAACTCCAGTACTTATAATGAACTTATAAAGTTTAATGTAGCTCCTTATTCAGCTCATGCCATAGGTGTATATAATGCTAAGGGAGTTAGGGTAGGACATATAGAGTTAGGGCAATTCAAGCCTAAATATAGTAAAAGACTATTTAGGTTTGGCTTACTAAGTGATGTACATAATAGCTCTGATGAGTCAGCAGAGCCTACAGAAGATATTCAGAGAGCATTAAAGTTCTTCAATGATAAGCAGTCAGTATCATTTACCTGCATATCAGGAGACCTTACCAATAGTGCCTCTGAGAGAGGGTTCAGCATTTATCAGAAGAATGTGCAAGAGAGTTCACCTAATACCCCAGTATATGCTACACCAGGTAATCATGATGCTCAATCTGAATTAAATGCAGAGAGGTGGAAGAAATATACAGGATGTGAACCTACCTATGAGTTTACCCATACTGTAGATGGTATTCCATTCCATTTTATATTCTTAGGTATGTACTATTGGAGCTTAGGCACTGATGGTAAACCTTATAAGGATGAGGATATAGAATGGCTAGCAGAGAGACTTGAAGCACATAAAGGAGAGAAATGCTTTGTTATAACCCACTTGTTTTTCCCTGATAGAGCAGGAAACCTGTTGAAAATTTACCCACAAGGAAACTGGCTACAGGGAGAACAGTTGACTAAGCTGGAAAATCTCTGCAAGACATATCCTAATACTATATGGTTCAGTGGACATTCCCATTGGAAATGGTATCTGCAAAAGTACCAAGCTACAGAAAATGTCTATCAGAATGAGCAGGAAGGCAGCTATTGTGTTCATGTATCAGGATGTGCAAGCCCTATAGACAGCAATGGGCAACCTAATACATCAGGTGCTAGAGTAACTAAACCTTTGGAAAGTGAAGGTGCTATAGTTGATGTATATGAGGACTACATTGATATTAGGTGCATGGATTTGAAGAATATGCTGTATCTTCCTATAGCACAATATAGATTAACAATGAAAAATAATACAAGTTATGAGAAATGTAACTATTGTAGAGAGCAATGTTGAACCTAATAAGGAACATCTTTGGTTCTATAATGGAAAGCTAAAGTGGTTTGGGCCTAATGGCTGGGAAGATGTATGTGTATGTAAATTCCCAAGTCCTTCATCAACAACTACAACCACTCCTAAGCCTGTGGTAACTACTACAACTACTACTAGTACTCCTAAGCCTGGCCCTACTCCCCTACCAAATAGTATCAATTTTATAAATAGGACTAACGTGCCACTTACTCTAACTAGAGTTAATTGGGTCGATGATGGACTAAGTTTTCCTCCTATTCAATCACACCAACAGTACATCTATGTGCATAATGCTAATGATGCCAACAGTGATAGTTATATTGAAATACACGCTGAATCTTATTCTGATTCATTACTACCATTTAGTTCCTTAAAAATTACTGCTTTTAATAATGAAGGACAAGAATATGATGTGCCATATGAACACTATCAGGATGCTATGGGAACTAACCTTTATAAATTCTCATTTAAGGAATTAATAAATAAAGGAGTTACTGAGGTATCTATATATGGCAGTTTAGAAAATAGTACAACTACTACTAGTACTACTCCTCCTACATTTAAGCTAATAAATAATACTGGAGATACATTACAAGTAATGGGATATGGATATGTTGAAGATGAAATAAGCACTGGTATTCCTTATGTTCCAAATGGAGGAAGTGTTCTTTTAGCAAAGATTAGTGAACAAGAAACTATTACGTTGCACTCTCTCTCAAATTATAGGTTGGGCATAATAATTGATGGTGAGGATAAAGGAGAGTTGTCATCATATAGTACTTATTATGGTATTCCTAGAAGTATCTTTATAAATGCTAATGAGATTTCAGTATATAGTGTCGGTGCCTAAACTTGGTATTGAATGTTAAATAAGACAATAAAATGGATAGTCATGGGGATAGTGGCTGTGTTAATTGCCTCTATCTCTATACTAATCCATAATAATAGAGAGTTAAAAAAGGACTTATCAACTGCTACTGCTAATATAAAGGCATATTCTGATGAAAACTCATCATTGAAGAATAGTGCTAGAGTATTTCAACTAACAGTAGAGCAACTCAGTTACTATAATGATTCCATTTTGCAGAAGATGAATGAGGTCAGGAAGGAGTTAAAAATAAAAGATAAGAACTTAAAGCAAATGCAATATCTTCTATCAGAATCTACTAAAAGAGACACAGTACTTTTTACTGATACAATATTCAAAGATAAAGAGTTAGCATTAGATACTTTGATAGGAGATAAATGGTACAATATAAGATTAGGATTAAAGTATCCTAATCTTATATATACTGAGCCTACTTTTATTAGTGAAAAATATATTATAACTAATAAAAGAAAAGAAACCATTAATCCACCTAAAAAGTTCTTTTTATTTAGGTGGTTTCAAAGAAAACATTGGGTAATGGAAGTATATATAAAGGAGAAGAATCCCTACATAAAAGAAATTAATAATAAATTTGTAGAGATTATAGAATAATGATTGACTTAGGAATATTAATCACTGGAGGTATAGGGATTATTACCACAATAGTCAGTGGCTGGACATCATGGTTCTTTGCAAGAAAGAAGTATAATAGTGAAGTTGATAGTAATCTCATAAATAACATGAAAGAATCATTGGACTTTTATGAGAAGCTATCTACTGATAATAGAGAGAGATTGGAAGAGGTACTAAAAAGAAATACAGAATTAGAGCAGGAGGTGGGGGAACTAAGGAAACAGATGTTTAACCTTATGAGTTCCATATGTACTGACCTTACCTGCCAGTTAAGGAAAAGAAACCTATTTGATAATAAGAAATGAAAAGAAAAGTAAGCACAATTGGGACTAAGAGAATTGTACAAGGAGACCCTAACCTAGTAACAGAAGATGAAATACTTTTAGTTGAAAAGCCCATTGATTTAGTGGCTGTATCTTTTGTTAATGAATCTAATGAGCAAGTAATACTCAGTTTAACTGATTCAGTTGGGCCTAGGAAAATAAATGTTGAGCTAGACAGGCCAATAGTAGCTAACATGAATATATTGCAAAGTGGCAAATCTAATAAAATTAAGTGTATTTTAGATACTGCTCCTACAGCTGGAAAGAAATTCAATATTAACTTTACAGTGTGCTATGATAATAAAGTATTTGCATCATCTGCTTCTGTCACTGTGGGTCAAGGATTTATTATACCATTACCATCTTTTGAGGTTGGAGCATCAGTTGCAGTTAGAATAACCAATTAATATTAATAACATGGAATTAGTAGTAGACAGAAAATGGAAGAAGCAGAGTTATACAATAAGTAACCTTACTATAGATGGCAAGTGGTTCTGCAATGTACTTGAGGATACAGACAGGGGATTAGATGATTCTATGTCAATAACAGAGATTAAGAAACTGAAAAAGCCCTCAATTACTGCTATTCCAAGAGGTACTTATGAAGTTACACTAGATGTCTTTTCTCCTAGATTCTGTACTAAAACCTTCTACAAGCAAGTATGTAATAGTAAACTACCTAGACTACTTAATGTAAAAGGATTTGAAGGCATACTTATTCATGCTGGTAATACTGACAAAGACTCAGCAGGATGCCTATTAGTGGGTGTCAATAAAGTTAAGGGTCAAGTAATAAACAGCAAAGAGACTTTCAAGGAGCTATATAAACTTCTTAAAGACAAGCATGATAAAGGTGAAAAAATAACCATTAAAATTTTATAATCATGGCAAGAAGAACAGGTAGAGCAAAGCCTATGACAGCTAAAGCTGGTGTCACTAAGACTAAAAGAAGATATGCTTGTGGTGGTAAGATGAAGAAGTGATGAATAAGTTATTGTACAAGATAGAGTTGTATTTAGTAAAAGTGATACCTATGATTTACGCATTACTTAGTTTATTAAATACAACTCTATCTTACTTTAATATTGATGCAATAATACTAAGCTATATTGGTAGTGTATCTTTCATAACATTATTGCTCTTATATATCACATCTTATGTATTTAAGTTTTGTGAATATCATAGAATGTTTATACATTACACCACAATAACTTGGATACTAATATACATAATTATGGTGCATCTCTTGTAGCTGTAAATGCCAAGAGGGGAAGTAGTATTGCCCATGAGTCAGAGCATATCAAGAATGCTATATGGAGATATATAGGATATGAACCACAAAGGGATAATGATGAAGTTGATGCCTATCTCCTTACTTACATATATAATAAGATAACAGATGTTTTCTATAAACATGATAGAGCAGCCAAATAAGGCTGCTTTTTTTTTGTTTTGAATCTATATGTAGCTATCAACTCTCAATACCATGATTATGCTGAATTGTTTAGGAGTTGGTTTACAGATGGTATAGAGCAGAGAGTGATTGAATCTGCCATAGTGTTCTGGTTTAAGGATGCCGACAGTAAGTCTGAGAATAAAGTAGTAGAATATTTTAGGGAACACTGATTTGATTGGGTGAGGATAATACCTCACCCTTTCTTTTTGCCTATTATATAAATATTATACTTGTTTATCCAAAGTAATTTATTTACTGTATTGTAGGCAAATAAAATTTTATCTATCTTTGCACCTGTTTAAGATAACACTAAGACGAGAAGTATATGGAAGAAGAACTTAGCGTAGATAACATCTTAGGAGCAGAGGAAATAGATAATCTGTTTGTAGAAGATGATGCACAGGAGACTCCACCTCCTAGTAAAGATGATGGAGAAGATGGTTCTGAAAAGAAACCTGATAACAAAGATAAAGATGAAACTACTGAGGTTAATGTAGATACTTTATTTACTGAACCAGAGAGCGTAGGTAGTGGAAAAGAAAATACAGAGGAAAAGGAAGATACTACCCCTAAAGGGGATGGCACTTCTCCCAAAAACTTCTACTCTTCCATTGCCAAAGCCTTGAAGGAGGAAGGTATCTTCCCTGACCTTGATGATGAGTCTTATTCTAAGATTAAAGAGCCTGAAGACTTCAGAGACTTAATTGAGCAGCAAATAAAAGCTGGTCTTGATGAAAGACAGAAAAGAATTGATGAAGCCTTGAATGTTGGAGTTGAACCTACAGAGATTAGAAGGTATGAGAATACTATGAACTTCCTTGATTCTATTAAGGAAGAGAATATTTCTGATGAAGGAGATAAGGGTGAGAATCTTAGAAAGAACTTAATTTATCAAGATTTTATCAATAGAGGTTATAGTAAGGAGAGAGCTGCAAGAGAAGTACAAAAGTCTTTCAATGCTGGTACTGATATTGATGATGCAAAAGAGGCTTTGCAAAGCAATATTGACTACTTCAGAGATAAGTATGATGAGCTTGTTAATGATGCTAAGTCAGAAGCAGAACAGGATGAGAAAGAAAGGAAAGAACAGGCTGAAAAACTGAAGACATCTATCCTTAATGATAAGGAAGTCTTTGGTGATTTATCCGTGGATAAATCTACTAGACAAAGGATATATGATAATATATCAAAGCCTGTCTATAAAGACCCTGAAACTGGGGAATACTACACTGCTATTCAAAAGTATGAAATGGATAACAGAGTAGATTTCCTAAAGAATATAGGTCTAATCTTTACACTAACTGATGGCTTTAAGAATCTTGATGGTTTAGTAAAAGGTAAAGTAAAGAAAGAAGTAAAGAAAGGTCTTAGAGAGCTGGAAAATACTCTTAACAACACTGCAAGAACCTCAGATGGTAATCTGAAATATGTAAGTGGAGTTGATGAGGACCCTGAATCCTTTATTGGGAAGGGGTGGAAGTTAGATGTCTAAGCCTAGAGATGTAAACTAAATAACTGATAAATTAAATTATTTATGGCTGGAAAATTAGGTAAGTTTCAAATGGTAGGCTTCCAACACTGGAAGGGACTTACTAAGGAAAACCACCTTGGTTCTATCTTTCAGTTACCACAGAAGGCTACAAACCTAATGGTGCAACTGTTGGCTTACTACAGAGGAAAGACCCTTGACACATTCCTAAACCAATTCCCAACAAGAGAATTTGATGATGACAATGAGTACTACTGGGATGTTGTTGGTTCTTCAAGAAGAAACATTCCTCTTGTAGAGGCAAGAGATGAGAATGGTACACCTATAACTGATGATTCAGGAATGGTGGGTGTAGGTACTGCACCTTTCTACTTAGTATTCCCTGAGGACTGGTTTGCTGATGGTGAGTACATTGTAGGTACTCTGAATGAAATCTATCAATTCAGAATCCTCGGAGACCCAAGAATGGAGGGTACTAATGCAGTTTACAAGGTAGAGCTTGCTGGAGGTAACACATTAGGTGTTCCTGCTGAGAGACTACTTGCAGGTGAGAGATTCTCAGTTGAGGCTGCATTTGTTGAGAAGGAACTTTCAAGAAAGGTTGGTGATGTAAGATTTACAAGCCCTGTTTCTATGAGAAATGAGTGGTCTGTAGTCAGAATCCAACATAAGGTTCCAGGCTCTATGTTGAATAAGAAGCTGGCTGTTGGTATTCCTATCACTAAGGAAACAGAGGGTAGATACACTAAGTCAGTTGCTACAATGTGGATGCACAATGTAGACTGGGAAGTAGAACAGCAATTCTCTGAGTATAAGAACAATGCCCTTGCTTTTGGTAGAAGCAACAGAAATCAGAATGGTGAGTACATGAACTTTGGTAAGTCAGGTAATGTTATTAAGACAGGTGCTGGCTTATTTGAGCAAATGGAAGTTGCTAATACTATGTATTACAATAACTTCTCATTAAAGCTGCTTGAGGATGCACTATATGAGCTAAGTGCTGCTAAGTTGGACTTTGGTGACAGATACTTCCTCATTAAGACTGGTGAAAGAGGTGCTATCCAATTCCACAAGGAAGTACTTAAGACTGTATCAGGTTGGACTCAGTTTGTTCTTGATAACAACTCTATTGGAGTTGTACAGAAGACTCAATCACAGCTTCACCAGAACTCACTAAGTGCTGGTTTCCAATTTGTAGAATACAAAGCTCCTAATGGAGTAAGGGTTAAGATTGATGTAGACCCATTCTATGATGACCCAGTAAGAAACAAGATTCTCCATCCAAATGGAGGTGTTGCCTTCTCTTACAGATATGATATTATGTATATTGGTACTATGGACCAACCTAATATCTTTAAGTGTAAGATTAAGGGTGATAATGAATACAGAGGTTATCAATGGGGTCTAAGAAACCCATTCACAGGTCAAAAGGGTAATCCTTATATGTCATTTGATGAGGATTCTGCTGTAATCCACAGAATGGCTACTCTTGGTATCTGTGTTCTTGACCCAACAAGAACTATGTCACTAATCCCTGCTATTTTACAGGGCTAATGATAATTCTAAAGGGGAGAGGAGGTTACTCTCCTTCTCCCCTTTCTTTTTATAAACTAGGAGAAGTTATGGCAAAAGAAAAGATGGAAGAGAAGGTAGACTATACAGCACCTGATTTTGACTTAGATAGTGCTGATATGGAAACACCTTTACAAGAAGTAAAGGTCAATAAAGTTGACCCCGAAAGACCTAAGAAGTCTAGAAAAATTGAAGAACCCTCAGACCAAGTAGTCAGCTGTTTGAGGAATGAGAGAATTATTGTAAGACATGTACCTAAACTAACAGGTATGTGGGGTAATAACCCTAAGCATATCCTTGCAGGAGGTATGGCAGAGGGAGCTAGCAGAACCTTTGTAGTTCCTAGACTATCTTCAGGTATGTTTGTCAATGTCCTTACAGATAAGGAAAAGGCATTCCTTGAAGAGATTATGGGACTAGAGTATAATGCTTTGAGTATTTACAAGAAGGTAGATAACTTTTGGGATGATAGCAATGAGAATGGAATTAACAAAGTTAGACTAACTAAGCAAGATAACTACTTCAATCTATCTGACCCAGAAGACTATATTAGATATAAAATATTGCTGGCTAATAAGGATTACATTGCTCCTTCATTGCAGGTACTGCAAGATACTCCAAAAGCTACTTACCAGTTTGTTATTATCTCAGAAGGAGAGGAAACTAAGACTGCCAAGAGTAATATGAGTGCTACAATGAGATGCTACAAGGAGTTTGGAAAAATTGAGGATGATTTTGATACTCTGAGGGTTATTGTAGAAACAATTGATGGCAGACCTACATCTAAGACTGCTAAGTTAGAGTTCTTGCAGACTAAGGTTAATGAGCTTATACAGCATGACAGTAAGATATTCTTGAGAGTAATTACTGACCCAATGCTTCCTACAAAGGTTCTTATTAAGAAGGCTATAGAAGCTGGCTTAATTTCCAACAGGGGCAATTACCTGTATTTGAGAGCTGACAATTCTCCTCTGTGTGAGGCAAATGAAGAGCCTACTCTCAATATAGCAGCTAAGTACTTGAACTCTCCTAAGCATCAAGAAGTAAAGTTTGCATTGGAGGCTAAACTAAAGTAATATGACTATACAGGAATTTTCAAATGAGTTTGATGTTCTGTACAACAATATAATGTCTAATCAAGCTCCAGGCTTAGATGAATATGAGAAGTCTGTCTTCCTAACTAAGGCTCAGAGTGAGATTATTAAGAACTACTTTAATCCTAAAGGTAATAAGTATCAGGAGGGTTTTGATGGTTCTCAGAAGAGGCAAGTGGACTTCTCTAAACTTATGAAGACCTATGCTTCATCTGGTACTGCTCCTACTCCTACATCATTCTTTGGAAATGTAACTGGTGCATACAAGATTACTTGGCCTAATGATGTTTTTGTAGTAGTAAATGAGGTTGTAGATGTTACAAAGAAAGGTGAAAGTAGGAAATACAGATTACAGGTCATACCTATAAAGTATGATGAATATCTTAGAGTATCATCTAAGCCTTACAAACAACCTTTGAAGAATCAGGCATGGAGAATAATCAATGGGGAAAATGACATTAATTTGATTGTAGGACATCTTAATAGTGTTAGTCCTGATGGCTATCACATAAGATATGTTAAGCATCCTAAGCCTATTATACTTGAAAGTCTTGATGGAAGTGGCTTGTCAATCAATAAGGAAACAAATGAAATGGGTTGTGAACTAGACCCTGAGATACATCCTGAGATACTACAGAGGGCAGTAGAGCTAGCTAGAGCTGCTTATGCAGGAGACCTAAAAAGTGATGTTGAATTAGGACAAAGAAGTGAATAATGACTACTGAAGAATTTTCTAATGAGTTTGATGCCTTACTAAACAGCTACTCTACAGCAGAGGAAACCCCTAATACCATTGAGCTGGATGAATATGAGAAGTCAGTTTTTCTCACCAAAGCACAAGAAGATGTGGTAATAGATATGTACAATGGTAAGAATACATTTGGAGACTCATTTGAGAAGACTGAAGAAGTCAGAAGATATTTGAGCAGCCTAATTAAAACTTACACTACCTCTATTAAGGAAACTGCATATAAGGGACTATCCAAGCACTCAGTATTCTTTAAGCTGCCCAAGGACTTATGGTTTATAACCTATGAGGCAGTTGATTTGAAAGATGATAGATTAGGGTGCAAGAGTGGAGAAGATGTTTATGTAACTCCTGTTACACAGGATGAATATCATAGGATAAGGAAAAATCCATTTAGGGGTCCTAATGAGAGGAGAGCCTTAAGGCTTGACCTTAATAAAGAGGCAGTTGAAATAGTTTCAAAGTATAATGTGTCTAGTTATCTTGTTAGATACCTTTCAAGACCAAACCCAATTATACTGAATGACTTACCAAATGATTTATCAATCAATGGTATCAATAAAAAAACAGAATGTGGACTGAACCCTGTAATACATAGAGCAATACTTGAGAGAGCAGTTAAGCTTGCCATCATAAGTAGGGTTCCAAGTGCAGGAAAATAAAATCTATTGTATAATTTAATTTTAAATTAAAATGGCGACATTTAGTGTAAATCAAGTAAGACAACTTTATGTAGCAACATCATTAAAGACTCCTCATGTACTTGCTTCAGATGCTGCTGGTTCTATTGCAGTAAAGAATGATACTGTCAAGAGCCATCTGTATTTTGAGTACAAGGGTGCTGATAACTTAATGAGAAGTGACCTAATTGACACAAAGAATATCCTTTATGCAAAGGCTACTGATGCAACTGCTATGGCACATAACCTTAAGTCAGTAACTGTAGCTCTTGATTCAAATGTCAATGGTGGTGCTCCTGTTGCAGGACAGGATTACATCCTAAGAATTGCATTCAAGCAATATGTAGGTATGTCTGATGAAGACCAGTACTTCAAGTATGGCATGGTACATGCTTATGCTGGTATGAGTGCAAGTGAGTTCTACAAGGTTCTTGCAGTTTCCCTAGCTAAGAACTTCAGCAGAGAGATAGTTCCTCTTATCAAGATTGAGATTAAGACTGCATCTGCAACTACAGAGGTAACTCCTACAACTAAGGTAGCAGACCTCAAAGATACTTACATTGGAGTAGTTGTTACTGAAGTTGAGCAACCTTGGAGACTTGGAGTTATGGCACAGACTCCTGTTTACTTCACAGTACAATCAGTACCTGTTACAGTAAATGGTGATGAAAGACATTGGGCTACTCTGACAGAAAGTACAAGTGGTTCTATTGGTAATGGTAAGACTATTGCAGACCTTGAATACTTCTGTATGGGTGAGAGAGGAGATATGTACAGACAAGTAGGATGGCCTCACAATATACCTACTACTTATCTTGTAGACCCAACTAAGACATACTGTGTATTTGATATTCACTATGCTTATGTTGGCAGCAATGAGTCAGTACAAAAGTCTGAAAAGACTATTACAATTGTATGTGCTGACAAGGCAGAACTTAATAAGGTAATTACAGCCTTCAACACTGCTACGGGTCTTAGTGTTGCAACTCTCTAACTTAGAGACATAAAAGGGTGAAGGTTATAAAACCCTCACCCTTATTTCTTTTAATCAAAGAACTTGATATGGTAGAATTTAATAAATTATTTGTTATCCCCTATAATAAAGGAATCTATATAGACTGTTCTGTATTGGATATGCCATACTTTAAGAATGTCTATATAGATAAGATAGTAATAGATACACAAGATACCTTTAACAAGGATGGAGTAAGTAAATACCCAGTGTACTCTTGCACTGTCTCTGGCAATCAGAAAAGAGTGCAAATGACTATCAAGAACACGGATTTATTAGTTCCTACTATGGAAGGTAACATGTTCTTTGTGTATGTGATTACAAAAGGAGTTCCTTCTTGTGATGTGCCTTGTGGTTTAGACTCTCCTATTACTTTAGGAGTTGGAGTAGATGCTTATTCCATCTATAGAAAGGCTTTGAAATACCTTAGTGAGACCTATCACAAGTGTGATATTCCAAGAGCCTTCATTGACTTTATCCTAAGATATAGAGCATTCCAAATCTGTCTTAAAACTAGGGACTATCCATTAGCCATAACATATTGGAAGAAGTTTACTAACTCCATTAGTGTTAAACCTAATAATGGATGTGGATGCAATGGATGAGTTAATGTATGATACTTTAATAAGATACTTCAAGACCTTAGCTCACACAGGCTACAAGAGTTATGACGTAGTATTTAAGATGCTTGTCATGGACTTCATTTATGAAATCACTCACACTGAGCTAAGATATTATATAACAAACAAAGATATTAAACTGATACAAGATTTATTATACCAACTTTTTGGTTCCACTTGTGAAATATCTTTCCCAACTAATAATAGACCTTGCTGTGTATGTGTATGTTGTAATGGGGGAGGTACTACTCCTCCACCTGTGGTTGTGCCAACTACAACAACTACATCTACTAAACCTCCTGTTGGACCTACTTATCTGATACTTAGTTCTACAGTAGCTAATACTGCTTATGTAGACTATGAACTAGTTGAAATGTGGACTCCAATAAAGGTAGAAGTAGGCAGCAGAGTTACTATAATGGCTCAAAGTGTAAGTGGATATACTTTCAAGGGCTTTTATGTAGCAGGGTCTTTAATTAGTAATAGTAATACTTTACAATACACTATACCTTCAACAGGAACTAACACCATAGAGCTTAGGTATGAGGAAGAGGAGGAAAGTACAACTACAACCACAACTACTACAAGTAGTACTACTACTACTACTACTAGCACTACAACTAGTACACAACCTCCTGTTAAAACATCAACTGTAGTTTTTAAGCATGACCCTAAGACTGCATATACTATTACATATGATGGTGGTGATAGACTGACTGTATCTGACTTAGAAGATGGAAAGATTAAATTTAATTTACCAGCAGATGTAAATCACTTGCAATTTATAATAAATAGTATTGTATGTGCTGATTCAAACTATGAGTGTAATGAGGTAAGACAAGATAATTTATCATACTCTTTACCATACTCTATCAGTGTAGCAGCTAATCAGTATATTACAATAACCCCAGTTATTGCAAATTCTAAACCAACAACCACAACTACTACAAGTAGTACTACAACTACTACTACTAGTACAACAACTACAACTACAACTACAACTACAACAT